CCAACCAACCAACCAACCAACCAACCAACCCAACACAGGAGACCCAACCATGAAGAACGTTTGGAAAGCCACCACTGAGGATGTCATTGACCACCTCGTCTACTCGGGTGCCAGCCAGTACGACTGGTACCACGAACTGGACGAGCAGGACGGACTCATCGTCGTCGCCATTGAGAACGGCGAGTTTGACGACGAGGGCGAGCCGGTCGTCGTACGGAACGTGTTCTTCCCGACGCACCTCGTCGGTGTCGTGAACGACATCATCGCCAATCAGAAGGCTGGCTGGCGTGCCGTGCAGGAGTCCATCTCGTTTGACGAGGACGACGTTGACTTTGACTCGGACAGCGCCGACATCGTCCTCCAGCACGCCGTGCTGGGCGATGTCGTCTTCGGCTGACCGCCCTTGGGGGTGTCCCGTTACGGGACACCCCCTCTGACCAACCATCAAACCAACCACCAACACAGGAGACACCCATGACCACCAACCACCAACCCAACCAAGGAGAGACCATGACCGAGACGGTGAGCATCACGGAACTGCTCAGCCACGAGTACCAGCGGGGGCGCAAGGACGGCATTCGTGAAGCCGACGACATGGCCCGTGCGGAGCGCAACCTCACGATGACCGCCGTGCAGGCGTTCATCAACATCCTCGCTGAGGAAGTGGACAGCGACCACGAGGCGTGGGGGCACTTGGAGGCGCTGTTCGCAGGGCACCTGCTGGACGACCCCCGCTTCACCGAGGAAGAGTTGCGCTTCCAAGTCGTCACGACCTCCGAGGTAGTCGTCACGGTGAAGTACCGCAACGGCGACCGAGACGCAATCGTGGAGAACGTCATTGACAAACTCGGTGATGCTGACCACGGCGACGAGGTTGACGACGAGGAGACGTACGAGGTCACCGACACCTCGTGGAGCACCCCCGACGTTGAAGTTGAGGAGCACCGGCGCACCTTCTGGTGACCGCCCTTGGGGGTGTCCCGTTACGGGACACCCCCACATCCATCACCATCACCAACCAATCAAACCAACACAAGGAGAAACCCATGTCCACGCAGAAGAAAGCAGACGTTGCCCTCAACTGGCGGGTCGTCATCGTCAAGCACGGTCGCTTCCGGTACTACGGGCGGTTGTACACCCGTGTCGTCTTTGCCGACGACAGACTCAACGCTGGCAACTGGGGACACACCCACAACTACACGGGATACACCCGCAAGGGCACCTACCGAACGCTCGCCAAGATCGGGCGAGAGCAAGTGCGGGTCTTCAACTACGACCTGCGTTATCCCATCAACCCCGAGCCTCAAGCGGTAGCCTGAGGCAACGAGGGGTGTCCCGTAACGGGACACCCCTCACCAAGTCCACCACCACCACCACCAACCACCACAAAGGAGAGACCCATGGCATTGTCCGACAAGGCTCGCAAGGGAGCCACGACCGCCGAAGCAATCATCGCTGAAGCCAAGTCCCGTGTCGTCACGGGCATCGCTGAGTTCTCGGGGCGCATCGCTCCCGAGAGTGCGATTCACCACCGGCTCTCCATTGAGCCGATGCCCCACCAGTTGGTCATCGGTGAGGCGGTGCGTGCGGGACACACCCGCCTGCTCATCGCTGATGACATGGGCGTTGGCAAGACCTACAGCGCCCTGCTGGCGCTGGACGAGACCGAGGCGTACCCCGCCCTCATCGTGTGCCCACCGGCTCTCGTCATCAACTGGGAGCGCTCGTGCAAGTCGGCGCTCCCCAATCGCACGGTCGCTCGCATCGGTGGCAAGACCCCGACGCAGGTGCCCGATGCCGACATCGTGATCGTCCCCGACTCGGTCGTGGGCGACTGGGCGCTCGCCCCCAAGGAGGTGCTGGCGAAGTGGGAGAAGACCAACCGCCTGCTCCCCCGTGGGGAACAGCGACCGATGCCCACGAACATCCTCGCCCAGCACCCGTGGCGTGGTCTCGTGCAGGACGAGGCGCACCGGAGCAAGACCCCCGATGCTCTCCGCACCAAGGGTGTCACCGCCATCGCCAAGGCCATGGACTCCGATGCGGTCATCCTGTGCCTCACCGGCACACCGCTGACCAATCGCCCCGTGGAGTTGGTGCCCATCCTCAACATCCTCGGTCACCTGCCCCGCTTCGGTGGCAGTGCGAAGTTCAAGCACCGCTACTGCGACCCTCGCCCCGGGTTCCGTGGTCGCATGGACTTCACGGGTGCCAGCAACCTGCGGGAGTTGAACGACCTGCTCCGTCGCTGGGTGATGATTCGGCGCAAGCGCTCCGAGGTCATCACACTGCCCGACTTCAGCCGGTGGCTCACGCCTGTCACCATCACGGGCAAGCACCTCACCGACTACAAGCGTGCGGTGCGTGACCTTGAGGAGTTCCTGCAAGACAAGCGTGGCGATGACGAGTACAACCTCAACGCCAACGCTGAGGCGCTCGTCCTGCTCGGTCAACTACGGCAGATCGCTGGGCTGTCCAAGGTAGAGACCGCCGTGTCCAACGCCAGCGAACTGCTGGACAACGGCGAGCAGGTGTTCCTCGTGACCGCCCACAAGGAGGTCGCTTGGCGCATCCGTGAGACGCTCATCAGCGACGGTGTCAAGCCCTCCGAGATCGTCTCGGTCACGGGTGACGACACCCAGCGTCAGAAGCAGGAAGCGGTGGACGCTTTCCAGTCCGGTCGGGCACGAGTCCTCATCGGCAACATCGTCGCCGTGTCCGAGGGTCTCACGCTCACCTCGTGCGCCAACATGATCACGGTGGAACTGCCGTGGACACCCAGCGCACTGAAGCAGGCCGAGGCTCGCATTGACCGCTTCACGCAGACCCGCAAGACGAGCAACAACATCCTCCTCGGTGCCATGGACGGCGACCTGTCCGTGGACGAGCGCCTGTGGGGGATGCTGGAGCGCAAGGAAGCCATCATCGGCACCGCCGTGGACGGTGGCTCCGAGGCGCTCGTCGGTGGGTCGGTCGTCAACGAGTTGCTGGACTCGTACCGCTGACCACCATCGGGGGTGTCCCGTAACGGGACACCCCCCTCTGACCAACCACCACCAACCATCAAACCAATCAGGAGAACCACCATGTACAGCGACAACGCCACCGACAAGCAGATCAACTTCGCCCTCTCTCTGTGGAAGACCCTCAACGAGGTCGTCATTGACACCGAGGACCCCGCCGTCAACTGGCAGGGCAACGCCGAGCAGACAGCCAAGGCTGACGCTCTGCTGTCCCGCACGCTGTCCGAGTTGGACAAGCCGGTCGTCAAGCGTCTCGGTGAGACCGAGTTCATCCTCAACACCGTGCAGGTGATTGAGGCGCTGGAGACTCACCTCACCGAGTTCACCAAGCCCGAGATCAGTTCGGTCATTGACCGCCTCAAGAACCTCGTGGACTCAGCCCGTGCTGAAGTGGCACGCATCGGTATCACGATCAAGCCCGAGTGGGCTGACAAGTACCCCGCCGTCCCCGCCGATGCGGAGCGGGTCATCAACTCCCGCTTCGCCAGCAAGTGCTCGGTGTGTGGCAAGCGTGACCAGTACATCGCCTACAACCGGCGTGGCTCGTGGTACCCGCTGTGCGAGATGTGCGCCCACCGCAACGGCGACGACAACGGCGACGACAAGTTGGACGAACTCATCCAGCAGGTGGCAGTGGCGCTGTCCAAGGGCAACAACGAGATGCTCAGCGTCGGTCTCGCCGTTGCCAACGCCGACGAACTGGACGGGTTCTCGTACTACCGAGTGTCCCGCTCCGGTGTCGCCAAGGTGAAGGGCGGTCAGCACTTCAACGCCACCGAGAACGTCTCGCCCAGCAAGGCTGTCGCACTGCTGGAGACCATCGTCACGGGTGACGTTGTCGCCATGGCGCAGGCGTTCGGACAGCACTTCACGATCTGTGGAGTGTGCAGTCGTGCCCTCAAGGATGCGGAGTCCAAGGCCCGAGGCATCGGTCCCGACTGCGCCAGCAATCTCTCCTGACACCTAGGTCGGGGGCGAGCATCTGTGGTGGGTGCTCGCCCCCGCTGTCCCGTTACGGGACAGTCAGGACAACCAACCATCAAACCAATCATCAAACCAACCATCAAGGAGAACCATCATGGGATACCTATCCGCACTCGGCATTGCCGACTCTAACCTCTCGCTGGAACAGCAAGTGCGCTGGCACCTGACCAGCAACTGCTACCCGCCCGTGCCGTTGATCATGGTGCCGGTCGCAGTGAATGCGATTGAGGCTGTCATCTCGGACGAGCCCAATGCGGAGATTTCCCTCCCCGAGGGCGTGTCCTTTCGTGGGAACTCCGACTTCGCTCCTGCGTACGCCATCGTGGAAACGCTTCGGCTGGAAGCGTTCACCATCACGGCGTTCAACCCGTGGGAACCGGACGAGGATGGAAACATCCTGTGCTTGGACTGCATGAACTCGTACGAGCCTGACGACATCGTTACCGACCCGCAGTGGAATGACCCCCGTTGCGAGGAATGTCACTACAAGAACAAGTGAGGAGAGACATGATCACCTGCATCTACTGTGGGCAACCGACTGTTCACCCTGAACGTGTGTTTCGGTATTGCTCCGACGAGCGTTGTGTCCGTCGTGGTACAGCGTTTGACACACCCAAGCATGACAGCACTCCCGTCAGCGATGAGTCGGTTGTGCTGAGGGGGCAGGTTGACGCTCTTACCAAGGCACTGGAGGATGCCAACACCAAGGTGATGCAACTCACCGAACGGGTGGCATTGCTTCAGGCTCTCGTTGACGAGGGCTTTGACAACGCCCACAAGGTGCACGACACTGAGGTCAGCATCGCTAGGTTTGATTGCTACCGAGCGATGATTGACTCCCACAGGGAGTATGTGTGGGCAGAAGACCTTGCCAACCATCCCGATGGGTATGTCAGTGGCACCTACAAGCAGATGCGCTCCACGCTGGAGCGTGGAATGAGCGCCGTGGGTATCCGAACCTACGGCATCATCGGTGAGGCTGTGACTCTCAGCCCTGACGATGCCGATTTCAACCATGCTCGGTACCAATGTCACAACAATACCGGCACGGTAATCACGGTGGGATACGAAACCACCACGGGGGTGGTCATCCGACCATCCCTTGTTCACCCAACATGGAAAGGCACAGAATGAACCTAAACCCCATAAAGCGTTACCACATTGAGTATGTGGTCCACATCTATGTGGACGCAGAAAACGAAACCGAGGCGAGGGAACTCGGCTCGTTGGCTCTTGCAGATGCCGACGACATGGATTACCTAGCCAGCGACTGTGAGTTTGTTGCCATTGAGATTGAGGAGACAGAATGACCAAGTACATCGTGCACAAAGGAACCGGAACCATCATCGCTGTTGACGAGTGCGTCATCGTGGATGTCCCCGAAGAAGTGACCGACGAGATCACCGAACACGGCGGGGAGGATTACTTTGACGAAGAAGTAATCCTTGATCTCGCCGTGGAGACCGGCAAGCCCATCGTCGTCGGTCTGCCCTCGGACTCCACGGTGCACAACACCATGGTGTTCTCGCCCGAGGCTCTCCGCATGGAGGCTCGGGAGCGACTGGGCTGGGCCCACTACACCGACGACGAGGGTGACAACCCGTTCTACGACGAAGGTTGGGGCTTGTCCGAGGAACAGTACGAGTGGTGGAAGTGGCTCGCCAACGAAGCGTCAGACGAGGCGTTGGAATCCATCAGCCGTTCCATTGCTGTCTCCTCCCACCTGTGGGAAGAGTTTGACCTCGCCCTCAAGGACGCACTTCTTCGTGAGTTCATCAGACGACACGGAGGGCTTCGTACCACGAAGTAATCACTTGGGGGTGTCCCGTAACGGGACACCCCCATCAACCAACACAGGAGACCACCACCATGATCAAGACATTCACCGTTTCGCTCAAGATTGCAGTGCAAGAGTTCCCCGAGGAAGTCATCAGCGAAGAAGACCAAATCTACGCACTGCGTGACCTTCTCGTTGAAGGCTTGTACCAAGTCGGTGCCGGTCGTGAGGGAGACACCCTCAACGAGCACGGTGCCGGTGTGCACTGGTTCTACACCACCCTCAACATCACCCCAACCAACTACACCAACTCAACCGAGGAGTAATCCATGTCCGAATACAAGTGTGATCACTGTTCCCAAGAAGTGCCTGACGGCGACGGCTTGTACCTCGGAGACAACCGAGTGTGCGAGCCGTGCTACCTGACCTGCAACGAGTGCGGGAAGGTCGTCTCGCCTGACCGCTCCGAGTTGTGGGTCTCCGCTTCGGATGGTGCTGGTGCCCTCCGAGTGTGTCACATCTGTGAGCCTCCCGACAACGGAGATTGGGGGGACGAGTGAAGACCGCCCTCGTTCTCCTAGCCCTGCTACTCGGTCTCTACACCTGCGCTGGTGCAGATGAGAAAGCCGAGTGCGACATCTCTTTCCACGCCGATGGAACGTGGTCTCCCGTAGGTTGGGACCCTTTCTTTGACGGTTACGGAAACTGTCAACTACCCACCGAGTACGGTGGCCACCCAGTCATAGTTCAGAACAACCAAACATGGAGGTACGCATGAGCAAGATCAATCTTTCTCCCGAAGCAAAGCGCCGACTTCAGAATGAGCGTCGTCGGATGTCCCGTGAGGCAGGCAAGCAGGCTGAGCGTGAGTTTGAGAACGCACTCCTCGCCATTCACAACTCGGCAAACACCCACAAGAGGGCTGGGGAGCACGTTGCACAGGTTGCGTTGATTCGCAACCTGCTGTCACTGTGCCGTGCGGTGAACGCATCGTTCGGAGTCGCCGTGCCCGTACGCATTGACGCCAAAGAGGTCGGTCGCCGTAATCCCAAGTGGACTCCTGAGGAGTGGCTGTCTGCCCAGTACGAGAACGTGGGTGTCAGCGGTCGCACCGACATGAAACAGATTGATGTGACGTACCCGCTGTGGCGCACCGCCGAGGAGGGTGTCCCGTTGTACACCGTGGACACTCAGCACTTGGTGGACCTCATCTCGGACATCAAGGCGCTCCAGTACCACGAGTTGGGTCACATCCTCTTCACGCTCCCGATTCGTACCCTGACGGACGGCTTGACCGACGAGTGGGTGGCTAAGCGTCCCGAGTTGGGGTTCAACGATGCTTATGCGGTGCGTGTGCAGACCGGAGCGATCATGCGTGCGTGGAACATCTTGGAGGACCAGCGCATGGAAACTGCGCTCGTTCACGAGTCGCCGTACATCGCTCGGTACCTCACCAAACTGATCTTGCGCTACATGATCAAGTCCGAGTGGATAAGTGAGGGAACCCAACGCCACGACGAGCGGGGCGAGGCGTTCCAGTACTTCCTCGTTGTCAACCGGCGCTACTTGCCCCTATCGGTGCGCTCCAAGGCTCGTAGCCTCGCCATCGCTGAACTCACGGAGCCTGTTGTCGTTGAGGCTGAACAGATCATCCGTGAGTACTGCTCGGCAAACAACGAGGACGGCATCCTGACGGCGACGCTGAAGTTCTACCGGCTCCTGAACAACCTTGGGGTTGTGGCTCCCACGATGGACAGCCATCCGTCATGGGGCAAGCCGAAGTACGCACCGTGGGAGTCGGCTGACTCCACGCAGGAGCAGGCGCAGGACCAACTGATGGTCACCGTCCCAGCGGAAGACTCCGAGGGTAAGGACAAGCAGGTCAGCAAGTCCAAGAAGACGACCGAGTCCGAGAAGTCGGATGACTCAGCGCCTGACGGTAACTCCAACGGTAACTCTAAGGACGATGGGTCCAAGGACGAATCCGAGAGCACCGGCTCGGGCGACGAGGACGAGGACGAGGACGAGGACGAGGACGAGGACGAGGACGAGTCCGACGAGTCCGACAAGGCTGGTGACAGCGGGTCCGATGAGACTGGCGACGACAGCGATACGGATGCCGGTGGCGCTGGCATTGGTAACGACGAAAGCGATCAGACCAAGAGCACCTCGGTTGACGAAGCCATCAAGGATGCGTTGGGTGATGTGTCCAAGGAGTTGTCGCAGGACGCTGACATTGAAGAGACCATCAGGTCAATCAATGCAGACCTCAACAAGGACGGCACCATGCTTCTTGAGCCCGAGCAGGGCAAGGGTGGCACGGTGACCGGCGAGGCGCTGGCTCAAGCCGAGGAAGTCGCTTCACGGCTCGCACGGTCGTTTGACTCGGCTGTCAGTTCCGCACAGCCCGTGTGGGAAGAGGGGCATCGCACTGGTGCGGTCAATGCGTTTCGTTATCGCACCCGCACCGCTGGCGATCACAACTACCGGCGCACGCTCTCGTCCGAAGGCAACACCGGACTGGACATCGCTGTCAGCCTCATGCTGGACATCTCGGGGTCAATGCACGACTACGAGGACCGGCTGAGTCAATCAGCGTACGCCGTGAAGTTGGCGTGCGACCAAGTTGGTATCGCCTGCACGGTGACCACCTTCAACTCGCAGTCCTTTGAGTTGTACCGCCGAGAGGACACCAATGTCGTCCCCTTGGCGCTCAACACGGGTGGCGGTACAAACCCAACCGGCGCTCTGCGTGTGCTGGACTCCCAGCGAGAGGGTGAGAAGTACCACCTCGTGATAGTCCTGACCGATGGTCAGTGGCATCAGGCAGTCCTCCCTGAAGTGCAGAAGCAGTTCCGAGATGGTCGTGTCTTCTTGGGGGTCTCGCTGGGGGATGAATACCTCAACGAGATGGAACTGCACTCCACGGTGACCATCAAGACCATTGAAGACCTGCCTGAGGTCGTGAGGAACTTTCTTCTCATCTTTCTCGGGTAACACGTTGCGTCTCCTAAATGGGGGCGCTACTATCTCCTCCCCGCCTTCAGTACCCCTGATGGCGGGGAGGCTCGCACTGTCCCGTTACGGGACACCAACCAATCAAACCACCAACCACCAACCACCAACCACACAAGAAAGAGAACCACCATGGCAAAGATCAGTGACCTCCGTATCGGAGGCGAGTACGAAGTGACCGCCAAGAAGGCCAAGGCCGTCAATGCACGCTTGCTGGACGGCACGCCCGTGAGCATCCCCGTTGGAGAGCGGGTGGTCGTGAAGACCACCACCGTTGAGGCTGACGGCACGCAGTTCGCTCGGTGCATCAAGGCTGAGCGCATCTCGGGCGAGTTCGTGTACCTCCTGCCCAAGTTGTTGTCGGACGGCACCATCGTGACCCCGAGCGTCGTGGTCCCCGCCACTATCACGCAAAGCGCCCCGATTGCTCCGGTTGAAGTGAAGCCCATCGTGGATGCGATGGATGTCCGGTTGGACCCCTACCGCCCCAACCCCGAGTTGGTGAAGCAGTATGTGTCCCGCAAGTTGTTCGGCTCCATCAAGGACACCGACCTCCTGCTCCACTACTGGCGTGACCGTAACTCTGATGGTTACTCCAGCAACGTCCTGCTGGTCGGTGACACGCAGGCTGGCAAGACTCTGCTCGTGCAGGTCCTCGCCATCCTCGTCGCCAAGGAACTCGGGTACCCGAAGCCCTTGCCGGTGTTCACCCTCAGCGGTTCGGCTGGCGTGTCCGACCTTGACCTCTTCGGTCAGTCGGTGGCGCACATCGGACCCGATGGCGTGGAGCGCCTCGTGTTCCTCAACGGCATCGTGGAACTCGCCAGCAAGGTGGCGTGCATCCTGTACTTGGATGAGATCAACATGATGCCCGAGCGGGTTACTTCAACCCTCCACCCCGTGGCTGACGACCGACGCTCGTTCGTCAACCGTCAGCGTGCGGTGGATGCCGAGGGCGAGTACCTCATGGCGCAGACCAAGATGCACAAGGACTGCTGGGTGATTGGCACGATGAACCCCCCGGGTTACCGTGGCACCTCGCCCCTGAACGAGGCGTTTGCGAACCGCTTCACGAAGCGTATCCCGTGGGGTTACGACCGTGATGTGGAGACCAAGTTGCTGGGTTCACCGGCCCTCGTCCTGCTGGGCGAGTCGCTTCGTGAGGCTCGCCGTCTTGGCTCGCTCACCACGCCGGTCGGCACGAAGTTGCTGATGGACCTGAAGCGTGACGTTGACACCCTCGGTGTGGACGTTGCCCTCGGTGTCTTCAGCGGGTTCTTTGACGACCGTGAGCGCACCAAGGTGGAAGCCATCCTCATGGACAAGTCCATCAAGACGTTCCTCGCTGAAGAGCGAGAGGGCACGGCTCCTCAGCCTGAACAGCAGGAGTCCCCAGTTCCTCAGTGAGTGGTTGTCGGAAGACACTCACTGAGTACCGCCTCCCCACCGGATTCCCCCCTATGCCGGTGGGGAGGCACCCCCATTCAAACCACAACAAGGAGAAGAAGATGAACATCTTCAAGAGGGTGGAAGTGGCGCACAAGATCGTCGCCCTCCACAACGAAGGAAAGCCCCGAGCCGAGATCAAGCAGGCGCTGGGTGTCAGTGACAACCAAATCGTGTATGTGCTGAAGCACGCTCGTGAGGCAGGCATCCATGTGGAGCGCCGGTCGTCAGGTCGCCCCAGTGACCCGAAGATCGTCGCACGCCGTGAGGAAGTCGCACGCCGTTACAAGGCGGGTGAGTCCGGTCCCAGCATCGCTCGGGGCATGGGTATCCAAGTGGAGACCGTGTACGCAAGCCTGCGTGCCCTCGGTATTGAGCGCCGTAAGCCGGTCACCGATCTGCGTAATGAGACGATTGTCCTGCGGTACACAGTCGGTGAATCCGGAGTCACAATCGCCAAGCAGTTGGGGGTCACCCCCAAGGTTGTGTACGACACGCTCCACCGTGCCGGTATCACCGTTCGCCCCCGTGGCGCACGACGCAAATCAGGAAAGTGAGGAGAAACAACATGAAATCAACCATCAAAACCATCACACCAGCAAACGCTGAGTCACTGTTGAAGAAGAACAAGAACAACCGCACCGTTCGCCCACGGCGAGTAGACCAATACGCAAAGCAGATCGTCAGCGGTCAATGGCAGGTGACTGGAGAGGCGATCAAGATCGCCCTTGACGGGTCATTGCTTGACGGTCAGCACCGATTGCTCGCCGTGATCAAGGCTGGAATCCCCACCGAGTTCTTGGTGGTGGAGGGTCTTGACCCGAACGTCTTCAAGGTGTTGGACTCGGGCCTCATGCGTAGCGCTGGTGATGCACTCTCCAGCGTGGGCTTCACCTCCAGCAAGGAGACTGCGTCCATTGCTCGTCTCAGCATTGCTCATCAGTCGGGCATCTCGCCTCGCAACACCGAACTGATGTCGTTGATCACCCGTTCAGACATCTACGAGTTCTGCGTCAACAACCGTGACCTCATCACGGATGCTGTCCGAGAGTCGGGCCACATTTGGAAGAACGTGGCTGGGTCTCGCTCGGCGTGGGGAACCTTGTACATCGTGGCGACCATCAAGCATCAGGACAACGGCACCTACATTCAGGACTTCCTGAACTCGGTGGCGCAGGGTGCAAACCTGAGCGATGGAGACCCCCGACTGGCGCTCCGCAACTGGCTTGCCCGTCACCCCAAGGCACAGGAGCCTGTGACGAGCACCGAGCATCTCGGTACCTACATCACGGCGTACCGGAACTTTGCGACTGGGGTTCCGACGCATCGTCTCCGCACCTACCGTGCTGGTGGCGCTCTGCCCGAAATCCCCGAGCGCTGGTAAGCGTCCCACACACGCTGAGGAGGGAGTGTCCCGTAACGGGACACTCCCTCTGACCGCCACCGAGAGAACCATGCACGAACTGATCTCCCACGATTCCCTATTCAAAGAAGCAATGCGCCTGCGCCACATCTGTGGCGTGCTGTACACGGGGCTAATGAACAGTCCCTGTACCTGCGACTCCGTCTGTGACGACCCTGATTGTGCAGAATGCGCCCCATACGCTCGGGGCGAAGCATTCTGCCAACGATGCCTGTCCATGAGTATCTATGAGTCATGGATGGGTGATTATTACCTAGATGTAATCCATCCCATGGACTCCCATGGGGCGTACACCCCCGCCAAACCACCAGTAGAACAGGAACCCGAATGACCATCAAAGCCTCACAGTACGGCCTCCATCCCGACGACGACCTGACCGACCCCGAGAAGCAGGCTGACCTGTACCGATACTGGGAAGCCCTCAAGATGCAGATCATCCAACACATGACAGAGCACAACGAGGTCATCCCGTTCAGCACCGTGTGGCTCACCCTCGCCCGTGACTTCCCGACCTACCCCGTTGAGGAAATCCAAGATGCCTGCTACGCCGGTATGGACTTGGTCCTCGGGGTAGACGACGAAGACGAGGACTGGGAAGAAGTCCCCGAACACGAACTCAGCGAGGCCGACAAAGCCGTCCGTGACGACTTCCTGAACTTCATCCAAGCGGTGATCAAGAAGAAGCGTGAAGAGGAAGAACTGTTCTACTCGCTCTTGGATGACCCCAATGGACGGTGACTCCCACAACCTCCGAGTCGTACTGGAGTTGAGCGTTCCTGACGGGGTGTACTTCCCTGTCAGGAGCGTCGCCTCCTGCGACTCTGATCATTTCAACCCCGACGACACCTCAGAAATAATGCGGAATCTAACCCGATTCTTATCCCACTCCCTGACCGGAGTTGGCATAGAGTTAGTAGGCAGTATCTGCACAAAGTCCCAACAAACCCACAACACAGAAAGCAACCCATGAACACCACAACCCTCAAGAAGACCGCCGAGAAATACATAGACCTTGTGTCCCAAGCCAAGGTCCTCTCCGAAGCCATCAAGGCGCTGGAAGAGGTCCTGAAGAACGAGGTCGCTGAAGGCACCGAGATCGTCATCAACGGCGTGGCTCTCAAGCACATCGCCCAAGACCGGCGCTCGTTCAACGCCATCGTCCTCAAGGACTTGGTGTCCCCATCCATCTTCAAGAAACTGACCGAGGTCAGCGTGAAGGCATCCGCAGTGGACAGCGCCATTGAACTGGGCCACGTTGATGCTGACAGCCTCGCCCCAGCGACTGAAGTGAAGCATTCCTCCTACCTGAAAGTTGTGGTGAAGAAGTCATGAAGACCAAACTGATCATCGGCCTCGGGGCCCTCGCACTGACCGCCTGTGGCGGTACCAAGACCGTGTACGTTGAGCGCACCGACGCTCCTGCAAAGACCACGGACGCTCCGATTGCGACTCCTGCCCCGACTCAGGCTCCGTGGACAGAAGAAGACGAGTTCATTTACGACATTGAGAGCAACTACTCAGGAACAATCTATGTCGGTCGCTACGAGATGATTGAGACTGGCAGGATTGTCTGCGACTCCCTTCTTGACGGGATGACAGGGCAAGAAGTGGTTTGGGCCATTGAGAGCGCTGGTGGAGACCTTGAGTTTGTTCAGTTGGTGGCTTTGTCCGCAGTAGCAAACTTCTGCCCCAGTCAAATCTACAAGTTTGACGGGTTGTGATGAGAAGGCTCATCCCGATTCTGTTCGTGGCGGTGGGTTGCTCGGTGTCACAGCCGAGCAACACCACCACACTGGCACCGTTGGTGACCACAACAACCACGACCACAACTCCCCAGGTCAAAGAACCGTTGTCATCCGCCGATCCAAACATGGCGTTCCTACTCAGCCTTACCCAGTCTTTCGGTAACTTTGATGGTTACTACAGCCCCATTGAGGCGTTGTTACAGGGTCAGCAGTATTGCCTAGCGGCTCGTGGTGGCATGACGCGCTTCACCATCACGGATTCCATCAACGAAGGCGCAGAAACCACTGAGGAGATTCGCCTTGAACTAAACATTGTTACCTCGGCACTTACTTACTTGTGCCCCGATCAGGAGTACCGCATCAACCCATGAGCACCAAGTTCATTCCCAACTACATGATTCGCCCTGTGGCAGGGTCTGATCAAGTCAACCTACGCATTATCAACCCATCCGACCCCAATGACTACATCTCCCTCCTCAAGGACGGTGTGGAGGGGGCGTGCTACGAGGTCATTGAGGCGCACAACTCCCAAATCGGAGACCCCAACTTCTTCTACGAATGGAACGATGCTGTGGTCTTCTACGAGGAAGATGAGTTGTCCCAGTACGACGCCGACGAAGATGACTTTGACTGGGACAGCGATGACGACGACGAGAACTATTTCTAACCACAAGGGGGAACCATGCAAACATTCATTCCATACGGCGACGACTTCCGAGCCAACGCCATGGTGCTGGACCGCCAGCGCCTCGGCAAACAACGTGTAGAGGGCCTTCAGATTCTCAACACTCTGACGGGCCGTAGCAAGGGCTGGCGCAGTCACCCTGCCGTCAAGATGTGGGCTGGATACGCCGATGTGTTGGCCCAGTACACCATCGCCATGTGCGACCACTGGGTCAGCCTCGGATACAAAGACACCGTGGCTGACAAGGTCAGGGCGCTCGGTCTCAGGACGATGACGGACGGCGTACCGGAGTTCCTGTACGACGACGAGGTCATCGCCTCCCACCGCTCCAACCTGATTCGGAAACTCCCCGAGCACTACGGGGTCGTGTGGCCCGATGTGTCGCCCGATCTCCCGTACAAGTGGGTAGTGTGATCGCCATGGAGTACGAGAAGGAATCAGAAGACCCCTCGTTGCGTAACCTCCTGAACTGGGTGGCAAAGCAAGAGGGGGGCTTCGCCCTGAAAGCAGAACAGAACCAATACAGCAAGCCTCTGTTCCCCAAACACACCAAGAACCCGCACTTCCAACAACAGTTGTTTGAAACACCTAAGCCGTCCAACCGGCTCAGCGTTACCACTCACACCTGCGTTTGGTGTGGGGAAGAGTTGGAGTCGGAAGACCTACTGGAGATGCACGAAGATGGGCACTTTGATGACTGACCACGACCACATGAGACAGGCGTACATGGAGGCTCTTACCCTTGGCCTTACTCAGGCTGAGGAAGACCTCAACGCCCTCGTCGTACTCGCCTACGACTTGGTGAACACCAACAGCCTCAACGAGGATGACCGGCAGTACTTGCTCGCCATACTGACGGCGTGTGAGTCACTCTGAGAAACAGAAAGACCCCCCTCTCGTAACCAACACGGTTGCGGGAGGGGGGTCTTTTTTTTTTGTTATCTGCCCTCGGACAGCATCTCGTGTACTTCGTCTTCGCTCTTGATCAGCAACCGTGACACCTCTCGTACTGGGTCCTCGTGCTTCAGCCTGCGAAGGTCTTTGACCAGTTGCGTTGCCGTGATGTCCCGTGAAAGTTTCCCAGCATCAATCTGCTGGCGCTCCTCCTTGGAGAAGCCACCGAAGAAGCCATGCTGGATGTGGTTTGACAGGGCGAAGTCCAAGCAGTTGTCACGAACCGGACACAGGGCGCACAGCAGGCGCTCTGCTGAGTATCCGGTGCTCCCTCGCTCCCGAAAGAACTTGTTGGGGTCAGAACCCTTGCATGAAGCCAACTCTCTCCACGATGAGTCTTTGTCCGGAACGGCAAGCGATGGTAGGTCAATCAGCCCTACGAGCATTATGGTCTCCTGTATTGGTCAAACAGTTGCTGGTACGTCTGCACGCCGTGCTTGATGTCTCGGTGTTGCACTGCCTCGTAGCAGGCTTCCCCTTCTTCACGACGAGCATTGGGTGAGCGTAGCGCATTCAGGTGACGAATCCAATCCGTGGGGCGCTTGGCAACACGACCAATACCGAGCGAGCGCTGGAGATCAATGTACGCATCTAGGTTCTGCGCCACGAACGGAATACCGCTAGCGCTGTACTCAAGGCCCTTGATGTCGGACTTCGCTCGGTTGAATGGGATGTTGTTCAACGGCACAACACCAACATCAAACTTGAGGTAAGACGGGTAAGTCAGGTGGTCAGTAAGCGGGAGCGTGGACACCTGATCATCACGGAGACCCACCAGCGATGCCACGCTATTCATGGACGGGTGCGCCCCAGTGTGGTGGAACTTGATGGAGCCTGCGTTCACCATGGGGCGAATAACGCCAGCGAGTGTCTCAAGGTCGTTGCTCCGGTGGCCCGTACTGCCTGCCCAGCCAACGAGGGGCACATCGGTGTCGGTGTGCTCGTGCTTGGTGAAGCGCTGGGTGTCCACATAGTTTGGAATAACCACAATCGGGCACTTGGTAACCCACGACTTAATGCGGTCAGCGAGGTACGGGGTGCTCACCGTGACGATGTCGGACTGAGCAAGGATGGCTCGGTAGTGGTTGATGTTGATCTCAGGGCTGTACTTGGGGTGCGTGTTGAGAAAGGCGTTGTTGCTTGCCGACAGGCCCCAGTACCAGTCGTCTAGGTCGTTGATGATGACCTGTCCTGCTGAGCGGGAGATTTTCATGTTGATTGAGGCGCCCGAGTGCATCAGGCGTTGCATCCACACCACATCAATGTCGTGAACGGCTTCGTCACCACTACGGATTTGGAATGACCCGTGCTTAGGGTCAAAGATAAGAGTTCCCGTGATGAACTCCATGCCGGTGAGGTGGGGAAGGTACTGGGCGACACGGGCCCATCCCGAGCCTCCCCACTTCTCTAGCCCGTCCTCAACACGGTCAGGGTGAATCCAGTCTCCGGATGCTACTCCTACCTTCATAACAACTCCTCATAGTGGTGTCCCGTTACGGGACACCACTATAGTACGGAGTCAGGGCAGGTCAAGGTATCGCCACGGCGACCAACCGGATGCCTCCTGTAGGCGCACAGCGAACGTGAGGTTCGGTCGGGCGGTCAGGATCATCTCTCGGGTGATGCCCATGGACATCGCCCAATCCTTGTGGACCGACCACTGGATTTGAGCGAGGCCGAGAGAGCCGTTGCCCTCCAAGCCGTCAATGCATCGGGACTCAACCCACAGCACTCGGCTCCAAATGGGCCAGTCCTCAATCTTCCCGCCGACCTCCAAGAGGAGCGGGAGCCACTCAGCACACCGTGGGTGGGAGGCGGTCATCACATCCACCTGAGCCTGCCATGCGGCGAGGGTCTCTAGGTACGCAATCTCCTCGGGCGAGAGTGTCGTCGTAGGGGCGACAGTCGTGGTGGTCGTCGGTGGCGGTGTGATTACCACGGTCACGGGAAGTGACTGCGGGATGGTGGTTGGAGACGTTGGAGCCTCCGAAGCCCCACAGCCGGTGGTTAGAGCCGTCAGGGCAATAAATGACAAGGTGGTTAATTTCAAGGGTTTACCCTCCTTAGTTGGGGAGCACACCGGAAGGGATAGTCGTGTGCTCTCACGGGAGCGGGGATGGTTCCCCGCCCTTCCTCGGACTACCTGTGCGGGAGGATTTGGTACTTCAGTTCGTCAATGTTGACTGGCTGACCCGCCCTTGGATAGACCGAGAGATCAATGTATGGTCGCTTGGAGTTGTCGGCTCCCGAGCACTTAGCGCAGGCGCACCCTTGACGATAGCGGGTGATCGTGCCATGCGGTCGCAGAGCCGTCTTCTTTCCGTTCCTTTCTTGTGGAGTTAGTCCACCCCACATACCGTATTTTTCATCGTCTTTGTTACTATAACTATAGTTCAAACAAGACCGCCATGCGGGGCAACGGTTGCAAACCTCACGGGCTACGGCGTAGTAGTCGTTGGGGGTGGGTGATTCCAGCGGAGGGTACCACGGGTCGGGCGCAAGGCCACGACACAACGCATCTTCGGTCCACTCCGCTAGGTCCACTCAGCCCTCACTCACCATGCGCTGTTCGTCGTGCCAGCGATCATCCACGATGTCCCACGCCGTGGGGGATTCATGCCATTCGTGCTTCAGCACGCTGTACATCCATCGGGTCTGCGGTTCCCCCACCACATCAGCGATGTGGTGGGCAACATCATTCCACCAGTCCTCAAAGGCAGACGGGTAGTCAAAGGCTTTTCTGTATTGGTCTAGGGGCATCATAGGGGAGCGACCTTACCAGCAACTGGTTGGTAGGTCAATCCTCCTCATAGTTGATGATGTCCATGGCCATGTTGTCCATGATTTGCGGAGGGAGCGGGGAAGATAACTCTCGGGCGGTCTCGCCTGCCTTCTGCCCGAACAGGCGGGACAGCACGCCTGCCGAACCTCGGGCTTCCACCTCCATGCGGATGACATCACGGGTATCAGAGATGTCTTTGAACTTATTGACGAGGTTAAACATCCGATCAATCTCACCGCTGAGGGTTGAGTCCAAGCCCTGACCTTCCATCTCTTCTGCGAAACGGGCGAACAGAACTCGGCTCACCTGCATCTCCAAGAGGGCACGAAGCGTGGCTTGCAGTTGGTCCTTCGTACGGATTTCCACGGGCAAGTTAAACCCGCATTCTGAGCGTTCTTTATATGCGGGACATTTAGAAGCCAAATAGCAATTATCACACTTTCGCAGGAGGGCGTTTGTGTGCCTGATTACGGGTATCTCTTCAGGGTCAATTTCATACTGTTCTCCCTGATCAGAACCGGTATGAGTGCCTATTGAAGTGATGCTTTCTACCCCGATAACTGGTAGCAATAAACGCTCACTTTCGTGCCGCTTCTCAGGGGGGGTCATAGCAATATTTGGTACCCCCGGAACCCCAACTTCTCCACTATAGGGTAAGGGGGTTATAGCAATTATATCGCCTTCAGAGTTAGTCATTGGGGCCTCCTTGTGCGTGCTCTTCGGAGGGTCATAGACCCGAGATTCCCATGCCTGCCACGAGCGGATGGCGAGCATTCCCACCTCGGTGGTGTCGTCTGCGAGCACGAGGTCAGGGTTCAATCCAAGGCGCATGATGTCAGCCCTGTGCTTTTTGCGAGCCGACTCTTTCTGTTGGGCGGGGTACCGCCGAAGTCCGTGACCGTCCCACACCTGAGTCTCTCCGTAGCGGAGGGCGCTGGTCCACGAGCCGACGACCACCGTGTGCCACGGGAGCGCCTCAATGACATCAGGCTTGCTGGTGAGCCCGTACAGTTGGGCGTTCCAGCGCTGGGCGAGGGACCGGATGCGGGGAATCGTCTTGCCGTTGACCGCCTTGTCGGAGATCGCAACCCGTCCGTGGCGTTGGCAGATGATTGCCAGCCGTTCAAGGTCTTCTCCGTCTGACCACACGGGGATGTACTTGTCCCCCAACCACGAGCCGTCATAGTCAGGGCGACCGATGATGGCGGTGATGCTGTGCTCGTGTTGCCTGACGAACTCGTCAAAGCGGTGGTGGTCCTCGTCGTTCTCGCTGGTGTACAGGATGACCTCTCCGGTCACCACCTCAGACAGGACTAACTCCTTGGTCTTAGGGATAGGAAAGTGCGTCAGGTTTACCCCGAAGCGGGTTACCCCCGCCCGTTCCAAGATGCGCCGTTGGGCGCCCTTCTCGGCACCGCCAAAGAAGACTCTCACAGATCACCCCATGTGGCTTCGGACTTCTTCATAGCCCGTGACTCCAGTTCGTCTACGACAACGTCCCACGAGCGCTTGGTCTGAGGTTGGTGCCATTCCGGACGCAAGTACTTGGGCACGGTGAGGAGCAGGGTCGGCACCCCTTGGTCGTTGACAAGACGGCAAGTCTCGGGGTTTACATCAATATAAAAGTGGGGGCGAGCGACGGCTGAGAGGATGTGCCACACCGCCTCCGCCGCAGGGGTGTTCCCGTCACGGACCATGGCAGGGGTTTGGTGGATAGCGGAGACCTTAAAGTTCTCCCGCTTTAACCATCCCTTGACCAGTTCAAGATCGTACTGAGCGTCCACCACCACGAGGGTGCGCCCCATGTACTTCTGAAAGAGCGTGTCCCACAGGCGACGACCCTCGGTGCTCGGCTGGCGAGTTCCGAGAGTGTCGGAAGGGAGGGCTATGGCATCAAAGTTGAATACAATCACGAGTCATACATCCCCTTAGCCTTACGGTTCTGATGCACGACATACGAAGTGCAGGGGCAGTAATGACAGAGGTACTGGCGGTTAGCCTTCGGGACACCGATCTTGCGCCCGATGGTCTTGCTGTCGTCCTCGTAGTCAATGCACATGTCGGCGGGACGGTTGTGGCGCTGGAAGCACTTCAGCGCCTCCACCTTGAGGTCATCACGCACCTCACGAACCTCAATCTCGTTCTTCATCAACTCTTTCTTGACGGCAGTCTCGTCACCGAGTTTCTCCCACGTTGCGTCGTCACAGCGGAAGATCACCGACTTATGGGCATCCGGGTCGGGGTTAACAGCCTGACCGAGGTGGCGGTTGATTATTTCAATCAACTCCATGTCGTACTCGGCAGGACCGTCATAGTCCCGCATTCGGTACATGGTTCCACACGACTGGCAAGTCAGTAGACGAGGCATTTTGTGCTCCTTATGGGTTACGGTTAGTTAAATCAGTTGTACGGCGAAGACTGAACGACGCCCATCTTGAGGTCGTTCACGTTGTACTGCGGTTGCAGTAGCGAGGCTCGCTCGTGGACGGCCTGCATCTCCACCTCGCCACCACGACTGGGGGTGAGGCTCTTGAAGACACCATCGTTGAGACCCTTTTGCAGGTCAAGGTTCATGGATCGGGAATTGTTAACGCTCATGTGAATCGTCCCTTCTTGGGTGACCGCCGACCGGGGTTACGGGCATCGGCGGGGTTGGTGCCACGAGAAGAACCCGTGGCTGGCTTAGTCAGAGGCTTAGTCATAGGCTTAGTCATCGGCTTCACGCCACCCACTGTACCACCCACAGCGTCCTCACGGCGAGACCCTGAACGACGACCGCCACTCGGAATCTTCGGGGTTGGGGCTTGAGGCGCTTGGGCGGTGGGTGCTTGCGGTGCCTCGGCGGTGGGTGCCTTGGGCGCACTTCCAGCCGTGCTGGGTCTAGCCTTCTTGGTGGCCTTAGGCTTAGGTGTAGTTACGTCTTCCAAAGACTTGCTGGGCGTAGGGGCTGGGTTAGAACCCTCATCCTGCATGGGAGACTCATCCGAAGCGCTCTGCATCCGGCGCACGGCATCACCGTACGCATCCTCATAAGCGTTACCCGTAGGTGCGCCATAAGCACGAGCGTAGTCTTCCCTAGTGGATTGGGCGCTGGCTTCTTGCTGGCGACGGGCTGAGCGAGTCGGGCGACCTTCCCTGCGAGCCGTCATCTCTTCACCAAAGATTCCCCCTGTGTCGTTGGCTCTTTGGTTCATATTGTCTATGGTTTCTTTCTTTGGCCCTTTCAAATTAGCATTTTGAAAGTACAAAGATATTTGTTTACCGCTGAAGTCTCGGTTGATACCGAGTTCACGAGGCTTCGGCATGGTGACCGAAGGCGCTGACGGGAACTGTAGGTCCTTCTGAGCAAAGGTTTCCCCCATGGAGTAATCCGTGGTGGGGATAGAACCTGTGCCAAGGTTCTTCATTGCGCTTTTAAGTTGACGTTCAAACTCTCTGCTCATCCGAGTGAATCCATTGAGTAGCGTCCCGTGCCTGTCCAGTCGCCGTCAGCCAGTTGAGTACGGCGAACAGGCATACCAGACAACCATGAACGGTTGGTGGCGGTGTAACGGTTAGTCGTAAGAATGTCCATAACCGTGGCGGTTTGTTTAATGAAACCACGGTTTTGGGGGAAGAGTTCCAGCGGGTGCTGGGGGCGCAATTCCCTGATCTCATCGGGGGTAAGACTCAACGCGGCCTCTAGGGCCTGATCAGTGAGGTACTCCTCGTGAGTCTGCCAAGGCTTCCCCAAAGGTCAGACCTTCTTTTTGGCTGGGGGCTTCGGGGGGCCTTCTTTGAGAGGCTTTTGGGGAGCCTTCTTAGCCATACCCTGAGAATAACTGAAGCCCTTCTTAGAAGCACTAAAGCCCTTGCTCAGATCATAAGCCGCACCCGTCACGCCCGAGCGGCGAGGACGATGATCGTAGTACTCTCCGACTTGGCCCACTGCACGAGTATTACCGGCATGGTAAAAGCCTGCGCCGAAGTGGTCGTTGCGACCAATGCGTCGGATGTCATCGCCGTAGTCGGACTGATCTCCGGGGGCAAAGGGGCGATTCGGGGGAGTGGGGGGCTGACCAGCGCCGCCGCTTGCGGGGGCAGGCTTCAACTGACTAACGTCCTTAATGACTTCCATTATTTCTTACCTCTCTTGGCAATCGTAGAGTTAGCAATACGCACCGCCTTAGCGTCACTCCCCGTCTTCTTCAAGACAGAGTTCGCTACCTTGGCCCACTCCTCTTTCTCTTTGGGAGTGTCAGCCTTCTTGGTCTTTTTCGGTGCGTCTTTCGGGGACCACGGCATGATTAATGCTCAGTAACCAGCCCGAGGGTTGCTCTTGCAGGACTTGCACGCCTCACTGCTGGCATCGTTGATCGTGCCACACGAACCGCACTTCTGCATCTTGACCATGGTCTTGTCGCCGGTAACACCAGCCTCGTTCAGTTCCTCACGGCGCTTCTCAGCACGGGGGACTTCCTGACTCGCACGGTAACTGTCAGCGTCCTTAGCCGCTCGTGAACGGGTCGGGCGAGGGGTCCGTCCGGTCTCGTACTCACCGTAAGTGGAACCCCCACGGGAATGGATAGCAGGAAGTATTTTTGCCATGGTTTCTCCTTATGTTAGCGCCATGCTGGTGCTAACGATTTTAGCATGCTTCTACGTTGCATATCTATAACTTCAGGGTTAGGGCGCTCCAAACCACGGGCAATTCCACGGGGTCCGACCTTCCCGTCATTGACTAGGACCGCAGGCTCAGCCCCTGTTGGGGCGTACTTTTTGCCCTTGGATTGCAGGACTAGCCCAGTGAGCAAATTGAACTCGTTAGGCCAAATGTAATCCCCTGCATTAATACGCTCACCCTTATGTACGCCTCTAGAATACGAGCGCTGGTTGGCTCGGGCGACGGCATTCGTCAGTTTGTCCTGACGGCGGTTGCTGGACATCGTCCCGAGGTAACCATCGGGGTACTGGGTGTCCGGGGTGGAGCCAAATGCGGAAAGACGCTGGTCCTTAGCGTTACGGAATACGGGGGTAGGACCAAGTAGCGGAAGGGTGCTACCTGAGTTGCGATTGCCGTCAGGGCTGGGGCCGGTGGTAAATGCGTTAGTCATTACCTATCCATGCCAGTACCGGCACCGCTGAGCATACCTCCCTGAGAGCCACCACCGAGGGGGGTAATGGGGCGAGGTTTACGAACGCCCCGCTTCAAGAACTCATTGCGAGGGTCAGGTCGGTATGCATATTTTGCCATCAGTCGTACTCATCCCAGTCGTAATCTCGGAACTTTGTCTTCTTACTGTTCTTACCGCTCTTCTTATTGGAGTAGTAAGTCTCTTCGTCGTCATCATCGGAATACCCAAGGTCATTGAGCATCTCGTCCCATGACAGGGGGTCTAACGGGCCTTGCATGTTTAATCCTTATACTTCTTCTTTTTGATCATAGGGTTACTACGGTTTATCATCTGCGGTTCATCAGGTTGGACAACACCTTGGGCGGCTTCAGAGTGGCGGGCTTAGCCGTACTCGCCATGTCAGCCATAGCGGCTTCTTTAGCCGCCTGTGCTTCCTCAGGACTAACGGTCTCTTCGTCACGTTGGTGTGCGATAGACCGCTTATCCACATAGGTAGTCGGGTCTTGTTCGGCGGCTTTCTTTTCTTCCCAAGCCTTCTTAATGTCGTCGTCAACCCAAGTCTGCATGGTGGAGTCACCAACACGACCACGGAGACCGGCGAGACCGCTGGGCTGGCTGGTAGCGCCCGTAGAAGGCCGGTACGGCTTGGTACCCGTGTCTTCCATCATGCTCTTGATGGACTCGTGGTAGTTCATCAAACGCTCGTAGATGTCAGCGTCTTCCTGCCGTGCCTGCTCAGGTGCGACTCGCCTACTGCGGATAAGGCGGGGCGCTTGGCTTTCTCGGGCAGTACTCTGCTGTGTACCAACATCACGGAAAGCGCTTGGGTTAGTAACCTGCTCAGCAAACAAAGTGGGGTGAAGGTGGGGGGGAATAAACGTCCGTTCTTCTTCATCCGCATCCCAATCTTGATGGATAGGGATGTTTAATGCCTTACGAGGCATTGCGGGTCCCGTCCTCGTGTCAGTGCGTCGGGGGGCAGAACCAACACTCAGGGTGCGGTCGCCAAGAGGCGTGGCTCGGTGCGTACCGACGAACGTGGGGACATCAGGACCAACTAGCGAAGGCGAAGGGCGGTCCCGAATCGGTTCAATCGGTGCTTCTCCTCGCTTACCCATCTCACCAAGGGCTCGCTGAACAGTAACGGTCTCGGGCTCGGGAGCCGAGCGACCACCTGCAACACGCTCACGGAACTCTTTGTCTGTCTCAGCCGGTCCAGCAGACTCACGCCACATCGTGGTGTCTTGTCGTGGTGTGCCGATACCCATGTAACGCTCAGCCCGACTGATCTTGCCCATAGCGACCTGATACGCACGAGAACCCTCAGTGGGCGCAGAGGTACTAACAATCGGTGTGCCCACGACCGGCGTAGCAGTCGTTGCGCTAGGAGCACCAGCATCTTTGCGGGGGCGACCACGCTTCTTGGGGGCTTCACCGGGCTTCTTACGGGGCATAATTACCTCACTACAGGCTTAAATGACATAGCACTTATTGTAGTCCCTTTTTCACCTTCAATATCATCAAATCCTATCACAAAGGTAAGATCAATACCCCGAGGGGCGACGAAACCTCGTGCGATAGCGCACGCCTTAGCGGCCTGATTCACGGCTGATGCGCCGATGGCACGCATACGGGGGGATTGCCCAGCGATAACGGCTCGGGCCATGATAGAACCCACGCTTTGGGGGTTACTGCTTCCGGACACCTTGATGATGTCATCAACGGATGCGTTCAGTTCTTGCGACATTCTGTACTCCAATATGTAAGGGTTGTGTAGCCCTTAAATATTAGAAGTAACCGGCCTCTTTCAATAAGTCTACGAGGTCACAAAGACGCAAAACAGCGTAAGTATCACCTAGAGAATTAACCCCTTTATTTGGGCGCTTAACAACTAGGGCAGGAACTGCGTCACCTTTGACCTTGGCTTGCTTGACGGTGTCGTCTAGCCATTGACTCAACTGGAAGGCTTTTTGATTCTTGCACTGAATGATGGCATTACGACCCGTGTTACGGTTTTTTATGCCATTTATATCACCAGTGTCATCACCGGCCTTGAGTGGGGTGCGCTCAGCATCGGGAAACCCGTTACTGTTGAGATAGTCCTTGATCATTGTCTCAAAGGACGTACCTTTTTGCTTTGCTTTATTGGCCATCACGAGCCATTAGTTCAATTAAACGGCGAAGTAACACAGTAACTTCCTGCACGGACTCACGAATCTCTTGGATTTCCGTATGAATCTTGTCCATGGCCTTACCACCACCGAACTGGTACAGGTCTTTTTGACGGGCTAGGCGAGCATTTGCTTCTTCAGCGGCTTTGTTAGGAGTCAACATGGGTAAGCCTTTCCTGCTTTAGTTGGTTAACTTCGGCCTGTAGCCGTGCAATCTCATCCTGAAGGGAGTCAATCAAGGCGACAGTTGCCTGAAACCGTGGTACATCGTAGGTTATGCCAGAAGGGCTGGAGATGGATTGGTGGTCTTTGAGCCAATCGTAAACATTAGGGTCCAAAGCGTTGCATCCTTCCGTCTTTACCGCTAAGTCCAATGCGTCGTGAGAGTTCACGAGACAATAATTGTGCACCACGCTCGCAGGAGTCAAACATGGTCTCTACGAGTTTACGGTAAGCACGAGCGGCTTGGTACGACTCCTGCTGTGCCACCACCATGGGATCAACGTCTCGCCGTGCCTTGGCTAAGGTAACTCGGTCTGCCTTATCGGCTGAGTTCCACTGCCCGATCAGGATCGTGGACTCAGACAGACGGCACTTGTGAGACTGTTTTTCCTCGTCAATCTCAGCCATCACCAGTTCTGACTGTGAGTACGAGACCCACGCCATGAACTCACGATACAGGCTCATCAAGTCCGCGTCGGACAACCCGTCTAGGTCCCGGGGTATCTCCGGAGGCGCTGACCCCGGTCGTGCTGGGAGGCTGAACTTGCTCTTGAACTTCTCCACCGGGTCTGTCGCTGGTGTGGTTCGTACTATCCGTGTCATCGTCTCCCCAACATTTACTCTTGTATGGACATGTTTTACAGGTGCTGTGCGTGATGCTGTTGGCCCACATGGGGCGCATTGGTGGGCGCTTGCCGTCTAAGTGCGCCATGATACTGGCGCAACCAGTCAATATGTCGTCAATGATCTCCGGCTGAAACCGGACATTGAACTCCTTGACATCCTGCGTCGGCTTCCACTCGTAGATGAACGCCAAACTGTGGATGCCGGTGCAGAACATGTACAGGTTGGCCTGCCTCAGATGGGACGGGAAGGGCTTTCGTACCCTGTTCCACATCTCGTCAATAGTGATCTCACCCTTAGAATAAGGTATGAAAATGTCAGGTGCTTCAAACCTGAGGGTCCCGACACCAACGCTCTTGATTTCAATCAGCGTTTCAAGGTCCTCCTGAACAACGAGACCGTCAGCATGACCGGTGATGTTGTACTCCTCGTTGCGGATGGGCACTTCACGGTAACGGAGATGTGTGGAGTTGCAGGTGGGGCAGTGTTCTCCACCGATGCCCTCCCAGCGGTGCTCACACTCTTGGCACTGCCACCAGCCCTTGAGGACACCGGCGTGCCACAGCCAAGTCTGCCACTTGTTATGGATGGCGTTACCTTCAGCAAAGATGTTGAGCAGGTTGAACCCCGGGGCAGTTGCTGGGCGTGGGAACCCCATGAGTCCGTACCACGAGGAACGAGGGCACCAGTTCTTTTTGCATATCTCGCTGGGGTGTAGCCCTGATGTGTCTCTCTTAGCCTGAGCCGTGGCGTTATCAAGGGCCGACTGAATGCGGACGATGGGGAGAATGACGCCCTTGGACTTGGCGTTCTCCTTGAGTTGCTCAAGTATCCACTTGTTATTCCCCATGGGTCATCTCCAAGAAGTCGTCCTCCGTGAGTATGACATAGCGCTTACCACCTAAGTCAAACTGCAATACAGGGATACGGTCTTCACGGAGAGCAACTGCCTCTAAGTCCCGCAGGTCTGTGAACTTGATGGAGTAGGACTTGGCGTTGTCAGTAAACTTATTCTCAATAAGAAAATGCTCAGACCGAACGTCGTTCTTCCTGAGCCATCCTGACCCTGAACCAGCGTTACGGCTACCACGGTATGCCTTTGCGGTGCGCTCTTCCTGTTTCCGTGACTTCTTGTTGATAGCCCGTCTTGTGCTCTCTCCATCGGAGCCGATGATCATGCAGAAACCTCGGACTGTCGGCATTCGTGCTGTAGTTCGCAGTAGCAGTCGTAGTACGGAAACTTCGTAAAGCAGGTGTCGCACACGGTCACGTTTGGGTAATAAGTAAACCCTTCGGGGCGAGGTTCGTCGCAGGAGAACTCGTCGTCGTCACTCACCACGCACCTCCGTCCACGCGTCTAGCGCATCATCCCATTGTCCTGTGCGGATGCCTTGTGCGAGAGCATCGCCTGCTTCCCGTAGGCGTTCAATCTCCTTGATGGCATCGCGCACATCCTGGGGGTCGGGGTGAATCATTTGTAGCGATTCCCGCAGTCGGGTCACAATGTCATCACTCACCACGCACCGCCTTTTCTTCCTCTTTGAGTCGATGAATGTCGGTTCGTCGCCGTGCGGTAGAGAGAAAATCCGCACAGACCCAGCAATGGAAGTCGGACGCTTGAAGGTCAAACCGTGCTTCCTTCAGACGCTGATTCTCGGCACGCAGTCGTTCAATCTCGTCGGCGGCCTTGATCCCGTCGCATGGCGACCATTGCTCGCAAACTTCGCATCGGTTCATGCGGTCACGAATTTGGGGGTCGGAGTTGTGTTCGGTGTGCTTGACCAACTCACCCAACTTCCAGCCATATTGGATTGTGTGTTGTTTCCGCAGTCGGGTCACGATGTCGTCGGTCATGACGCAAAGTGCTTTCGGGCGATGTCAGCAAGTTTCTTCTGCAAGTCAACGTCTTCACGGACACCGAGGAGCAGGGCCTCTTTACCTTGCCACTTCTGACCCTCAAAATTATAGAAGGCACCGGCACGGGAGATTGCGTTGATGGAGATACCAATGTTGACGATGTCCTTGATCGTGTCAAAGTCACCGAGTTGGAACCCGTTGCCGTCAGCAAAGTAGAAGTCAACCTGTGCCGTCTGCTGGGGACGGTAGGTCTTGTTCTTCATGGTACGACCACGAATGGTCTGACCAATGGCTTCATCCTTGACCTTGATCCACTCATCACGCTTGACCTCTACACGAGTGAAGTAATGGAAGTTCTTGGCCTTACCACCGGGGGTGGTCCGGTTGTCCCCGTACATGACGCCGATCTTTTCACGCCACTGGTTGATGATGAGGCCAGTACAACCACGATCATCACCAATGAGTGAGCGCTTCTGCGCCTTGCCGGACTTGCGGAAGAACTTGCCCGTCAGACGGGCTCCAAGACCAACCGTGAACTCCTCCATTAGTTTCTCAGCCTCGTCGCCGGGGACGAGTGCGGGGAGGGAGTCCACCACGATGCAGTCAACCGCACGATTCTCAAGAGACTTGACGATCAGGTCGTAGGCGTGCTCCATCACGTTGGTTTCAACAATCCAAATGCGGTCTAGGTCCACACCAATAGCCTGTGCGTACTCGGGCACGAACTCCTCGGCGGCGATCCAGAGCACAACCCAGTCTGGGTCTAGGGCTTGGTTAGCGGCGATTGTCTTAAAAGCAATGGCGGTCTTACCGGATGACTCGTCCCCGATGATCTCAGACCATTGGTTAACCGGCCAGCCACCACCGAGCATTAGATCAAAAGCCAAGACCCCTGTCGTGATGCGGGGAAGTTCCTGATGCATCTCCGAGCCACGGATGACGGTTCCCTCACCAAACTTCTTGTTCAATTGGGCAAAGATGGACTCAATGCTCTCGCTCATGTTGTGCTCCTTATTGTTGTCAGACGGCCCAAGAAGCCTGATCTGCTTGCATGTACTTCCCGTTCCACCCACACGAATAGCAACGTGGTGCAGGAGGATACCCGTTGACGGTGGTGCCTTTGGCACGGCTGAAGACAAAGTTGCCTCCACACTCCGGACAACTCTGTGTCTCCTTACGAGCCGCCTCTCCACCCTTCCATGATCGGATGGCGTCTCCCATATGGATTTCTCCGTCCGGAGTAAGGCTAGGTGCCTCCTGCGGTGTCACCTGATGGACAGGCTGGGCCACGGCAGGAAACTGGATTGCCCCGGGGCGTGAGGGCATGGTTGACGGAGGTGTCCGTGGGGGGGAAGGCTGATTGCTCAGTTTCCGTGACCACCAGTCATTCATCGTCGTAATCCTCCCAATCGTCGTCTTCGTCGTCGTCCTCCATGAACTCTATATCCCATTCGGCCGAGATGCCGGGAACCGAGAACAGTTGGATGATTTGGATAATCCTAGACAAGGGGTCTTGCTGGATAAGGAGTGGCAGGTCGTCAGCAAACTCTATGTCTTGGTTGACCTCTAACTTATTGCTATCTATGAGCATGCCCAGCAGAGAGACACCGAAGGAGGTGAAGAGGGCGACGGAAACATCAGACTCGTCGTCTTCAAGTTTGTTTTGCTGACGGATGATCTCAGACAGCCACCGAGCGGACTTTTCTATGTCGTCCAATATGCCGGTGCGTTGAAGGCGTATCCACTTACCCAGCACATCGGTGGTTTCTTGCTCCATGACCTCCTCGGAGGGGGGAGAGAACCCTGCCAACTCGGCAATGCGCTGACCATCGGCGGGGGACATTGTGAGTAAGAAGGTGCGTTGATTCAACGGAGAAAGTTCGTCGTCGTCGTTCATTTACCTTTGGCCTCCGACCATGAGTTTGCTGAGTGGCAAGATACTTTGAGTGGTATACCTTCAATGACCCGCCCGTGACCCATGGCGTCCACCATTACTTGTTGTGCTTCCTCCACGCAGTTATCGGGAACAGCGACGACTAACTCGTCGTGGACCTGCACCAATATTTTAGCGTTAAAGGGTTTTAGTGCTTCGTGGACATCAATCATAGCAATCTTACAAATGTCAGCGGCTGACCCCTGTACGATGGCGTTAATCGCTTGGCGCTCCGCACGAGCACGAAGCGACTCGTCGGTACTATGAAGTTCGGACAGCCGACGCCGTCTGCCAGACAATGTGGTTACATACCCACGCTGTCTTGCTTTGATAATCTCAGTGGCTTTCCATGAAGAAATGCCACTAAATTGCCTGTAGTAGTTGTTAATTACTTCTCTAGCACGTTGTTCGGTAATTCCTGTTGTTCGTGCAAGTTTCTGAGCACCGCCACCGTAGGCGGTGAGGAAGTTAACGCCCTTACCTAACTGTCGCTCTTCAGAAGTAACCTCATCAGGGCGCTTGCCGAGCACCAGAGCCGCCGCTCCGGCGTGAATGTCTTGTTCCTGAAGGAAGAACTTACTCATGTTCTTATCCTTGGAGAACATACACATAACCCGTAGTTCAATCTGGTCGTAGTCAGCCACGAGAAGAGTGTGGTTGGCGGGGGCGACAAACAGGCTCCTGATCGTGGAGTCACGAGGGATGTTTTGCAGGTTTGGGCTACTGGATGAGAGTCGTCCGGTCGCCGTGCGGTGCAGGTGGAAGGACGGGTGTAGGCAGTTGTTCACCAGTTTGAGGAGCAGACCGTCAACGTAAGTTGATTTCGTCTTCTTGAGTTCCTGCCACTCCAGCAACATGGGAATAAGTGGGTGGGCGTTTTCCAAGTAGCGCAATGCCTCTTCGTCAACAGAGTTGGCACCCTTGTTGGTCTTTTTGTGGGACTTGAGCCCAAGACCGCCAGCGGACTTCTTGGTAAACAGGAGTTCTTGCTTACTCTTATTACTATCCGGATTAAATCCGGGCGGGGTGTGCTTGCTCATCTGAAGGAGCAAGTCACGCATCTTCCCGTCCAGTTCACGCCCAAGAATGACCATGGCGCTCTTGGTCACCGGAATGCCTTCATCCTCCATGTCCATGAGGACTCGGAGAACGAGCATGTCCTGCTCCAAGGCGTTGCGTAGCCCCTCACGGTTTTTGATCTTGCGCCACAACCGTTTGTACAACGTCCATGTCCAGCGGACATCTAGGTGGACGTAACGGGTGGCTTTGGAGAACGGCACATGATCAATGATCTTGCCCAGTTTGCCGTCTCGGTAATAGGCGTCGTGGCCACCGTAGTTGTGAGCAATCAGGTCTGTCAGACCGTAGCCACGCAGGTTCTCATTGACGATGTGTTGCATGACCATTGTGTCCATAAAGCCCGACATGGGCAGTGTGCTGGACAGGTACTTGCGGATTGAGCGAGCGTCAAACTTGACGTTGTGCCCAACCTTGATGATGTCGGGGTCAGAGAACAACGGTTCTAAGCAGGTGAATACATCTGACCGCTGTAACTGGGCCGGAGGTTCTGAGAATACTGCGGGTATGTGGTACCGAGCCTTGGCTTCGGACTCAGACCCGTCTTTAAGAAGTTTGCGATAACCCGGTGGTGGCACCGTGGAGCCGTCACCCGTCTCTTCGGGAACGATGATCTCCCCGTGTGAGTGCCCCATAGGTATCGCCCATGAGTGCCCGTCCGTGGCTATACCAATCCAGAAGACTTCATTGCGTAGAGGGTCAAGGGCAAGTATCTCCCGCCACTTTTGCATGAGCCGTTCACGGGTGGCCTCACGCACAGACGGCGACTTAGAAACCATCGTAGATAGATGGTCCTGTAACTCGGTATTGAATGCATCCATAGCGTCTTTATGACGCTCAACAACACCACGGGTCTCTACGTCAAAGGCAAATGCCCCAACACCTCGGACAATCTCAACAAGGCGATGAAGTTCCTCTACCGTAGAAACCACTGAGGGAGGGGAACTGAGTCCCCTCCCTCTCGGGTCTTGTTCGGGTGTTAGACCCGACACGGTCACTCGTCTTCAGCGATGACGCCGAGGAGCGATGAGCGCGTGGGAATCGGCACAATCTCGTCGGTGTAGGCCAACTTGAGGAAGTGGTTGAGCATGTCTTCCGTCAGGTCAATCACACCCCACTCTTCCTCAAGGTCACGAGCCTTGACCAACTGATGGTTGGTTGCGGTCGTGGCACCCTTACCGGAGCGACTGATCGCCCAGTAGTGCTTCGGCAACGGTCCCTGACGGGGGTCGTCGTTGAAGTTCTTCAACTGATCAATGGCACGGGAACCGACCTCGTAGGAGCGGAGGACCGGGTCTTCGCCGGGGGTCAACAAGACCACGTTGAACGCAAACTTGTTGCTCGGGCGGTTGCCAGAGTCGCACAACGGGCAACCCTTGGGGTCAATGTTGCCGATGCAGGTGAAGGACTTCTGTCCGGTGCGCTCCACCCAGTGCTGGCGATACGCCGCATAGGGGGCCGCTTCAAGGAACTTCACGATGATGGGCTCTTCCGAGACCTTGAGGCGCTGGGCGTAGGAGGAGTCCGAAACATCGGACTTCAACTGCTTGACGCCTTCCCAACCGCCACGAATCACTCGGCGGGGGGCAGGCTCGGAGGCACGGGGTGCGCTGGCCTTGCGGACAGGGGCATCGTCGTCATCGTCCTGATCGTCAACAACACGCAAGCGCCGAGGCGCTTCGTACTGTTCTTCGTCTTTCTCAAATTCGTCGTCGTCGTACTTGGGCATGATGTGTGTCTTTCTCGTGTGTGTTTGTGTTTGTGTTGGTTACTCGGAGGCCACGGTGTGGCCACCTGAGTCTATTTCGGCCAATGGGTTATGGCGTAGGTCTTGAACGCTTCCCAATGCTCGGAGTTTTTGTTGTCCAAGTTGAAGCGCACGATACAGTCTTTCAGGAACTCTACCTGTGCTCGGCTGTAAAGGCGCCTCCCTTTCGGAACTTTTCCCGGAAGTTGGTTCTTCCGAGGTGCTGGCGATCTGTATGTGGCTCTCGGTATCCACCCTTGGTTCTCCCACATCCGTAATGTGCTGGCGGTGCGCCCAAGTGCTCGGGCGGCTTCACCGATGGAGAACATCTCAATGTCCTCACCGTTGATGCGGTACATCTTAGATCGGGCACCGTTGGTCGTGTCAAGGGCTACGGGAACAGACTTTGTTCGGTTTTTGGGTGGGCGAGACCCCGGCCAGTCCGGCAGGTCACCCAACATGTCAAGTGGGTCAGGAGCCATGTCGTTATTCCTCTAGTGCGTGGCTAGTTGTTCGTAAAGGGACTCACACCACATGATGAGTCGGGCCCTTTCCTCCAAAGTAACTGCGTGCTCCCCTGAGACCAATGCTGAAGCAAGGTTACTCGGGGGACAGACACTGATTACGCGCAACAAATTGACAATAGTGTCAATTGTGAGAATCAACTCGGGGGTGCTTTTGGCTTTGGAAACGGCTTTGTCGTTGGAGCCATACTGACTGCTCCACCAGTGTGGCGGGAACAGGTCGGAGGTCCAATCGTCTGCACCATCGTCTCCACTAGAGTTCCACATTTCGGACATTCCCATCTCCCCGGAGGTGTTCGTTCTTCATTTTTGGGCACGGCGTACTACCTCCTTATCGGGTGTAAGGATAGCAGTTATTACTTTTTGGGCTCTATTACCTTAAATGCCCATGTTTCTTTCTCTTTGTACAGCCCTTGAATCTCAACTTGCAGTTCAGGGCGCTCAACCGCCACGGTGGCAAGGGCATCTTCGTCAAGCATACGAACCGGGATGGAAATCTCCTCCCAAAGATCGTTGGCTTGTGCCCAGTCTTGCGCCGCAGAGTGGTCCAAGTTGATGGAGACTCGGCGCTCACGCTTGAGTTGCACTCCGGAAGCAACCTCAATCCACTTGTGTCCGACATGATCGGTGTATCCGTCAATGTCCACGATGTTGGACAGTTCCTTCTTCATTTCCTCGGTGCGCTTTACCGCGGCGTCGCTGAACTCCTTGGCCTTGACGTACTCGTCAACAAGCCGAGACAAATAAGCCTCGTCTGTGGGCTCAGGGCTTTGGCGAATAATCTTGGGCATTGGTGTCTCCTTTGGTAGTTGTGGTTACAGATTCCATGGCAGAACTCGGGACGCAGAAGTGAATCCCTCAGCCATTTCACGAGCAGTCATATCCCCGATGTCCTTCGCTGAAGTACCGGAGTAGTTCCACCATAGCGTGCCTCGTCGGAAATGTGGCAGACGGTTAAACAAAGATTTGCTGGAGCGGATGCCTGCTTCATCGTTATCCATAGCGATGATGACACGGTCTGCCACCGTTGATAGCAAACTAAGTTGCTTGTCTGAAACAGCGGCCCCGAAGGTTGCTAAGGCTTGTGGCTTTTCAAAGACGCTGGCAAACCGGACAACGTCCAGAGGTGACTCCACCAGTACCGCAGTACCGCCGAGGAACCGCTCAATCCCAAACAGGCTGTCAGACTTCTTGACGCCAACTGGAAAGTTACGCACCCAGCCGTGTGCCTTTGTCTGCCAGCCCTGTAGGTCGCCAAACTGGTTGACGATAGGAATAATCCACGCCTTATTCATGGTGTCCCAACGAACGCCATGCATGAGCACTTGCTCGGCGTCAAGCCCACGCTTATCCATCGCAGACTCCGGTGGCATCACAAATTTGGAGAAGGACACCCAGTCAATGTCGGGCTTCTTCGCTGGAGCCTCAACGCCAAGCGTGAGCCTTTCCAAGTTGCGGTCAATCAGGAAGTGGTGCACCGCCATGATGGCGTCGGGCTCACCCGTGAGTTCTGACACCAGCATGCTGAGGGTGCCTCGGGCGCCACAAGAAAAGCAAATCCAAAGACCCGTCTGTGCGTTCATGCTCCACGAAGGGGAGCCGTCTTCCCGACCCGTGACACGGCGGTGTACCGGACACCGACCTGAGATTTCTCTTCCGTCAGCACGGCGAACGTCTACGCCGATGCTCTTGAGAACGGAAGCAAGATCAGTCAAATGCGTCTCCGACACCGTAGCCATCAGCAGTCACCTCCGAAAAGTCCATGTTCTCCCAGTCCCATTTGATGTGCACTTCTCCGGTTGGTGCGGTACGGGCCGCAACAACACGGATGATGGCTTGGTCATCCAAGTCAGGGTTGCGCTCAACACCGAGCACGAGGTCGGCGTCTTGAACGAACGATGACGAGTAGCCGATGGCATCGGCGGTGATGGCACGAGTTTTCTTGTTGTTCAACTTCCACGAGAGGGCTTGTGTCGTGGAGACGATGGGGATGTCCAACTTCTGCGCCATGCGCTTGAGCCCACGGGTGATGTTGGTCAGCGCTTGTGGAGAACCCTTGGGCTCTCCCTCCTCGTCGTCCATGAGGTACACGCCGTCAACCACGAGAAGATCGGGTTGGTACTCCTTGGCTTTGCCCATGAGCGCTGAGATCGTCGTGAGCGATGAGGTGTCTTCGCTGAAGATGAACGGTTGCATATTCTTGCGTACTCGCAAGGCTTTGGAGATGCGCTCCATCTCTGTCTTCGTAAGATCGCCACGGAGAATCTTGTTGTACGGCGTCTTGGAGATGATTGCGTCGTAGCGAGCCTCTTGCTCTTCAATGCTCATCTCAAACGAAACGAACATCGGGGTCTTGCCGTGAACGTGGCAGGAGTTGGCGATGATGAGTGCGAACAACGATTTACCACGCTTGGGCTCACCAACGAACACGATGTACTGCTGTGGGCGCAGGCCCGAGGTGATGCGGTCAAGCCCGTAGAAGCCGGTGGGAATACCACGGAGTGCATTCGGTGTGTTACGCATCTCTTCGTAACGAGCAACACGAGACTCCCAGTTTTGGATGATGTCAACGTCCCGCATACGGGACACTTCAACGGAGGCGGTCTGCACTCCGGAGGACAGGTGCTCAAGTGCGTCCTTTGTCTTGCCCTCGTTGATGAGCGGCATGACTTCAGAGATGACCTCAACGAGGCGGTGCTGGGTGTGCGCTTGAAAGATTTCGTCAATCAAGCGAGAGAACGGTTCGGCCTCAGCGTCGTACAACTGAATGTCGGCGTACTGCGTCTTGAACACTCGTGGCGTGGGCACCGTGCCGTGAGTGCGGTAGAACTCGGTGAGCCACATCCACACTTCCGACCATGCGCCAGTCAGGTGTTCAAACTTGAGACCCGCCTTGATGGGCGTGGAGATGTCCGAAGTCTGGATGACTTTAGAAATCAGCAAATGTTCCGGCGACGCCATGACTACCATGCCCTTTCAGAGCCGAGCACTGTAGCACGGATGCCGAGGATTGCCTGCTCTTCTTGCGTCGGAACGTAGATGACACGCACGCTTCTGTTGTACCGCAGGTCATCTGCGAGCGCTTCAATGTCCGTGTAGGACTCAACCGGCGTGGAGATGCCCTTGCGAATCAGCCAATGCTCAATGGCGTCAATGGCCTCGGGGGGCATGAACGTGTACACGATGGTTCCGATACCACGGCGGTTGACCGAGTCAGCAAGAGACTTCAAAGGCAACTCACTCGGCTTCATAGCGTTGATGACTGTCTTCCAGTCACCCGTGCGTTGCGCTACTCGTGTGCGCCACGACTTCAATCCCTCGGGAGGGTTGGCGAGCACGCCCTCAAAGATGACGGCTTGCTGTAGCGGTGCAAATGCGGCGAGATCGTTGCCTTCCATCACGCCACCCGAACGATTGTCATGTCTTCAAGAACCGAAGCCACCCGATCTCCGTACCGACGAATGAACTCGGTGGGCGACAAGTGCGTTGTCACAATGGTGGCACGGCAATCCTCGTTACGCCGACGCAACAGGCTCCCGATTTCGTGGTACGAAAACTCGGTGGCTCGCTCTTGCCCAACAGCGTCCAACACAATGATGTCAAACACGCCCTTGAGGTACTTGACGATGTGAGGCATGGAGTACATCTCGGGCAACTCGTTGTCGTTGTCAAACTGGTCCTTGAGCATCTCAACGTAGCGCTCAGCAGTGATGAACCTGCCGGACATTTTGTGAGAAGTGAGGATGTGGCGAAGGAGACCGACAGCAGTGGGTGTCTTACCGCAACCACTCGGCCCATGAAGGAACAGCCCGTTGCTGTCGGCCAACCCGTTGCTGTCGGCTTTGAATCCGAGGAACTCCCCAATCGCATAAGAGTTCGTAGACGACAACCTGCTTGGCATGTACATTGCCGAGTTCCATCGCGGTGGGAGATGCGCCCATGTCAACCGCTCTTCAAGAGAACGGTTCTGCCACCAACGTGCTGACTTCCATTCTGTGGGCGGTGATCCTACGGTCACTGGGTTCTCCTGATTTGCTGGTAGTGCGCTACGGCTTGGCGAAGCGAAGCGGTGGGTTTGCGGAGAGTACCATGCCCCATGAGGTCCGTGGGGACATTCACGCCATGGGCGTTCAGTTGCTCCACCGCTGAGGCGTCTCCGGGTTCGCTCAACAGCGTGCTCGCACAGAGCAAAAGCGTGGCCAGAACGTCAGTACCGTCCGGATGCGCCGAGGCGTCGTACTCGGGAATGATCACGATGTCTGCAAGGAGTTCGGGGTAGGTGTACGCCAAGTCCATCGCTCGGCGCCAAACCAGTTTCCGGATGCGGGAGTTGATCTCCTCGTCCCACGGCAGGACGTCGGTGTACTCAAACTCGTCGGCAACCCACCCGAGGATCGGGCTGACGGCAATGATCTCCGTGGTTTCGGCTAGCAGGGATGCCTGAACGCTGGTGGCGCAGAAGGACTTCCACGGGGTACTGGACTCCACGTTCCGAGAGAAGGTGAAGAACTTGTCAATCATGCGCTGGAGATCGGCGGGGGTCACTCCGTTTTTCAGGAGGCGCTTGAGTTGAATCCTGAAGGCGGGGCGGTCCTTTACAGCCACGGGGGTACCCCCAACCTGACGCGCCACGAAGTTGAAGTGCTGGAGCACATCGGTCGTGTCGTGGGCCAACTTCTCCAACGCAGGGGTCTCATCCCATTCTCTAGTGTCATCGGGGTCAGCGCCGAAAATAGGCATAGATTGTTCTCCTTCGTAAAATGGGCGAAGCCCACAAAGGGAAATGTCTTTAGACATTTCCCTTTGTACTATGTCTCTAATACTATCTCTACTATGGAATTCGCCCTGCTCAGGGGCTCGGGGTGGGGTCATGGGTGACCCCCCTGATGGGTCATGGGTGACCCCCCCTTGGGGTAGGGTGGGGTCACTGGTGACCCCCCTCTTGGGTGGCTTGAAGCGCACAACGATGTGCTTCCCACGGTTTCCCGACAGGCGCTCAGACGAGATAATCCCGGCTGATTCCAGCCACCGAAGAGAACGCTTGACCGTCTCGGGGGACATCCCCGACGACTTGGCGATACCGGCAACCGTCAAAGGCTTGGCACCAGACAATGGCGTCAAGCGGATGACGGTCATCAAGATGTGCGTGTGCGTTGGCGTTCCACGCTTGCTGATGAGGTCAAATGCCCATATTGGCATTGGGGCAAACGGCCCCTGAATCTTGTTGGTCAACGGTGGCTCCTCGGTGTGGCCGAGACTATACACACAAACCGGTCGCCAAGTGTTGCATACACCGATTGTTGGGGCTAATCTTCGCTCACCGAGTTGGTGGTTCTCCTCGGTAACCGGTTTGTCCGGTGGTGGTTAAACAGGCTGGGGCGCTTTGGTGTAGAGTTACTGAGGCGCCCCAGCCCTGTTTTTAAGGAGACCACATGGCATCCAACACCGGACTCACAAAGTCGCTCAAGGCCCTTCTCTCAGACGTTGTGACCTTCTACTTCATGGCCCACGGATTCCATTGGAACGTGGAGGGTCCGGACTTCAGCCAATACCATGGGCTTTTCTCCGACATTTATGAGGACGCCTACAGTTCTATTGACCCCATCGCAGAGAACCTGCGGAAGTTGGACGAGTACGCCCCGTTCAACCTCCAGAAGTTTATTGACATGCGGACCATCACTTTTAAAGATGTGTCCCCCACTCCGAAAGCGATGGCCGGGGCTTTGTTGACGGCAAATGAGGCCCTCATCAAGCAGTTGTATGTTACATTTAAAGATGCTGAGAAAGAAAATCAGCAAGGTATTCTTAATTTCATTTCCGAGCGGATTGACATGCACATGAAGTGGTCGTGGCAACTCCGAGCATCAACTAAGTGAGGTAACCATCATGGCTGAGAGTAAGAAAGACCCCCGTCTGGCCCGTGCAGGTGTCTCTGGGTACAACAAGCCCAAGGCAACGCCGGATCATCCGACTAAGTCGCACATCGTCGTCGCCAAAGTGGGCGATCAAGTTAAGACCATCCGCTTTGGTGAGCAGGGCGCTGAGACGGCGGGTAAGCCCAAGGCGGGTGAGTCCGAGCGCATGAAGGACAAGCGTGCATCGTTTAAGTCTCGCCATGCTAAGAACATCGCTAAGGGCAAGATGTCGGCCGCTTACTGGGCCGACAAGGTGAAGTGGTAATGGCTCCCCGAAAGACCAGCACCCCTAAGAAGACCACGCAGTACTACCGGGATAATCCGGAGGCTCGTGATAAGAAGGACGCCTACAACAAGGATTACAACGCTAAGCCTGAGGAGAAGGAGAAGCGTCGTGAACTTGCTGAAGAGCGCCGTAAGCGTGGGGTTATGGGAAAAGGTGGTAAGGATATGTCCCATACCAAGGATGGTCGCATCGTGGCGGAAGAACCATCTAAGAATCGTGCACGGAATAGAGGAAAAAAGTAACGATGGCCGCTAAAAAGAAGACCGAATCAAAGGTCAACGAAGCCGGTAACTACACCAAGCCTGCTCTGCGTAAGCGTTTGTTTAATGAGATCAAGGCAGGCACCAAGGGTGGTGACCCCGGTGAATGGTCCGCTCGCAAGGCTCAACTTCTGGCAAAGAAGTACAAAGAAGCCGGTGGCGGGTACAAGGACTGACTATGGCTAAGAAAGACCCGCAAAAGTCCTTGGACAAGTGGACCAAGGAAGACTGGCGTACCTCTGACGGCTCAGAGTCAAAAGGCAAGAAACGCTATCTTCCAGACAAGGCGTGGAAGGCACTGTCTCCGGAAGAGAAGGCGGCTACCAACAAGGCCAAGGCTGAGGGCAACCGCAAAGGTAAGCAGTTTGTGGACCAGCCAAAGCAGATCGCAAAGAAGACGAGCAAGTACCGGAAAGGAGGACAGTAATATGTGTAAGGAATGTGGTTGCGGATTGAGCAACAAGAAGGACCCCGGCTACGGCAAGGGACCGGCGAAGGGCAAGAAGGCTCCTGCCAAGAAGACCCCCGCTAAGAAGAAGTGAAGCAGTTCTTAACCCTGAAGAAGTTTCTTCAGACCGTTGAACATCTCTTGAACTGCACCAACCGTCTCGGCGCTGACCGTGATGGTTTCCACTTTGTCGTTCCACGACAAGGCTAGGCACCCTGTCTTGGGTGTGGGGAAGTCTTCAGCAACTTCCTGCGGGTCCTCTAGTACGAGGTTGATCTCCCGCAACCCACCCATCAACAGGGTGATCAAGTCGCTCTTGGTAGCAGACTTATCATGCTCCAGCCCCAACAGTTTCGCTTGGCGACGAAGTGCCGCGATGGGCTGTGACTGCAACTCCTCCTCAGAGAACTTGTCAATCTCAGACTCGGCCTTCTCTTCCTCCACCACTGCTTCTACCGCTTCGGGCTGATCAGGGTCAACAACGTCAATCGGCGCAAGAGCGTTCGTCAGGTCAAGCAGGCGCATGCCCTTGGCGTGTGCCTTCAGGATGGCGACTTCCGTACTCGGCTCGTCATCCCACAACACGAGGATGGTGTTACCACCGAGATCACTGGTTGCTCGGACGGTGGCGTCCAACGGGTCCGTGGCTTGGTGGTGCTCCAACGCATCCTTGACCAATGCCTTCGGGATACCTTCTCCAACAATGTGGTAGGGGTGCTCAAAGTCAATGATGGCGGTGTACACACGGTCCATACTGTCGCTGGGCTTGCCCCCATACCACGGCAGTACGAAGTCGTTGTTGCCGACGAGTTCGGACAGGCTGTCTTCAATGACATTGGCGGTGGCTCGGCCATTGCCGATGACACCAATAACGCCTCGCTGGGCTTTGGTCATGTTGTTCTCCTATTTGAGCGACCGGCGCAAAGAGAGGTCGCCTGTGAGCGTGACCAGTCTCAGCACCGAGTGGGTGGCACCCGCGATTGTACTGATCGCCAATCCTGAAAGCAATACATTGTTTTCGGACAGCCACCACGACGCACCAACGCCCAACACGACCCCGAGGAGCACGGTAACCCAAGCACTCAGTTCCTTCGGTATGAGCGTTGTCAAAACATGGAGGGCTTTATAGACGGCTAGTCCACCAATAAGTATTGTCACGCTGGGTACTATACACCCGGGATACTGTTGAAAATCAGTTTGGCGTAACTACTCGCGGCGATGTACGCCTGTTCGGTGGTGGGCACCGCATACGCAATGTTGTTTTCCACCAGTCGGCGTGAACGCATGTAGTCCGGCGAGTAATACGAGAAGTCCGCATTTGCGCCGTTTGCGCCCCAACGGTAGTCGTGAGTTCCGTAACTACCTCCTGAACCACCGGCCAACCAACCACCGTTGACACTGTTTCCGTCAAAGAAGTCGCCAATAACTTTGGGCTCAAAGACGGCATCAGCGACGGTCAAGGGGGTCGTGGAGTTGATTGAGGCATTGATAATCAAGGAACAATTGTTAATGCCCCGTGGCCACTCGTAGTAACTGGTGTCGGGCACCCGCAGTTTCCACCACTTCCGTGTACCACGGAGCGCAGACTCCGTACGCACTGGTGAAGATGAACTAACCATTGAGACGCCTATTTCGTTGTTGTACAGTTCCACAGATGTAATTCGGTCGTTTACATCGTCTATTGAGAAGTAATAGTCAATACCTCGCATAATAGGCACATGCTTGTAGACACCAGATTGGCGAACAAGGTCGGTTAACTGTACAGCGACAGCGGATGCTGATGAGGTGGTCCCAACCGTTTGATAACGCTTGATGTTTGCGGTAACGCTGACATCATAGAAAGCACTGATTGCCGCCTCTTCGTACTCAACCACTTCCGGAGAGGGGAATGTCAGAGATGCCCCGGATGCACGCCAAAAAGACGCGGTGTCTACGGACGCGGCGGTGCCTACAATGCCACCAGCGAACTTAGGGTCACGGCACAAGTTCACACGGTTTGAATAAACCTTAATGTTATACGGGTACTTGTCCATTGCTGACACGCTTTGCACCCTGAGGAACAGGTCAACTGACTTCATGGTGTCGTACGCAATAAACATGTGGAAGAACTTAGTACCAGTAGTAAGTGTTCCGTCACCCACAATACCCATATTAAGTTGTACGTTTGTCTTCATCTCCGTACTTGGGTATCTGACATTAGTGATGAATCCTGCCGGACCAACAACCGATGCTGAGTTGATGTAGTTCACCACACTGGCAGACTGGGTGGTGTCCGAAACCATAAAGCCAATAACAGAGGCCCCCTGCCCAGCCGTAAGGGACTGCGCCGAGTACTCAACGAGAATGGATGACGCTTGGCTGGCATTTAGAAGTTCAGCCTTGAGACAAGCAATGTTGATCTCTGATACGGATGCCCCAGAAACAGAGGAGGCCGTTAAAGATACACCCGTGTAGTTTTGTAGTGTGCTGGCGTTCCACCCCGTGGTAGAAGGTGGGGTAGTAACGGCAGTTGCTGATATCGGCTGTGAAGACGGGCGCTCCAGACGCCACTTTTCAGTGGCAGGGGCTAGAGTACTCGGACTGTTTGCGGTGGTTACTGTGCCGTAACTCAAATGGACAGATGTCAGGTAGTTAGGGTTCACAGGAACGATCTCGGTGTCACAACCCGTAAGAGCCGTGATGAACTCTTCAACACCTCGTACACGGCCCTTAATCTGAGATTGGTACTTGTACAGAGAAAGAAGGTTACGGGCTCGTGCTCCGCCAATCTCAGTTGCGTTAACCGGAATACCCAACTGGAAAGTAAGTTCGTCAAGCGCCTCAGTGTTGGCAATGCTGGGGTCGTTCTTCTCCATCAAGTAAGCGGTCGTAGTACGCAGGTAGTCCATGTCCCATCCGATGACGTCCAGCATGCGGTACAACGGGCCCTTGTCCTTGAGGTCGTCAGGCAAGTTACCGTCCAAGCCGGTTGCGTAATTCAATAGCCCGAGGGATTCGTCGTCAAACCGGTAGTGCATCGGGATTCGGCTATACAGCAAGTTACGAGAGCCGTAGTTGGTGGGCACCAGCACTTCCGTAGAAGCAACCTTTTCGTACCAACTGCGGGTGGCAACTGACTCATACTTGATAAACATGCTGTAGTACGCCCACTTACCAGACGGCACACCCTCGTGGTAGTACAAAGACACATCATTGCGTTTTGTGGTCAGGATGGTGTCCCCCTCAGCGACTGTCTGAGGTTGGCCAAGCGCTGAATACACAATCCGCACTTCAGAGGGCTGTGGTGTAGCGGTCAGGCTTGTGGCGAGGGCGATGCTTACTCCCCACGACAATTTGGTGGCGTTGTAATCAGAGGGTATAACCGCAAAGAACCCACGACCAGCCTCGTTCGGGGGGATCGTGTAGCCATCGCCCTTTAGGGGCGAACTGTCGTCAAGCCCAGCGCCACTAAACGCTGAGGGGTCCTGCTGAAGGAAGGACCCAGTACTTGCGTTGGTGGGAGTCTTGAGTTGAAAAGATGCGTATGCCATTAGGGTGCAGACACTCCGTTGATTGCAGTAATCGTGACGGCAGGTTTATTGTTTGCGGTATCCCAACCGATCTTAAACAGGCTGGTTTCCCCAGATCGGATAGTTCCCGACAACCCACTGGTACTTGTGATTGTGTCGCTGGTAGCGCTGACCGTATTAAATCCAGTCACAACAGCGTAATCCACACCTTCAACGGCGAGAATCGCACGGTACACATCACCGATAGTCATGGTTTGGTTAAACGATACGTTGCTAAACTCAAACAGTTTAAGTATCGCTGTATTGACCTTTTCTGTTACTGATGTTTGTATATAGTTATTCTTTACATACAAAGTAACATTGATGTAAATCTGAGTCAAAGACACCGTGGCCGGGACAGTTACCGTGGTAATACCCAGCATGGCCTTAGACAACAACTCAAACTGCACGGCATTGCGTAGCGCTGACGGAACGGCAATAGAAGATGCCGAGGCGGTCGTATAACCATCTTGGTCATTCAGGGCGTACACGGTAACCGAGGCACCAGACGTAGACGCGCCAGTGTATACTGCCGTGGACTTTGCCACAGACGGCACGCCGAGGGCCAAATCCACGAAGTCGGACAAGGTAATCCCAGCGTCTCGCACCCGCATCATGCTCGGCAAAGCGTTCTTGATGGACTCCGCAGATTCGTGGTCACGACCACCACTAGCCGCAACAGGGTTTGTAATGCTACGGATAGCGGGAAACGACGTTGAATTGATGCTGGTAATAGTGTTTGGCTCCACGTTTCCGGATGCCCCGTCGCATGTCGCAAAAGTAGCGGTGATTGTCGTACCGACTGGTGGTATACGGCCGTTCAAGCCGTCACCAAACACCACCTGTGTACGGCCAGCACCGTCATATGAAATTGTGAATGCGGATTCACTAGAGGTAGCAAACGCCAGTTGTGGGGTAACCAACCACTCCACAGGAGCCCCTCCTACTCCTTCACCGACATAAACCTTGATTGAAGCAACGTCAACTTTTGTACCGTAGATGTAAAACCGTTGACCGGGGAAACCATCGCTGGTCGTTGACCCCGACTCATTCACCAAAGTAGAGGGGGCCGTGGACTGGGTACCCTGACGCAACGGGATTTGCACCGTGGTGCTCGTAGGCGCGGTAACGTCGCTTGTACTGTAGAAAGCGATGTTTCCGTACTTAGGCGACTTAGAAACAAACTTTGTACCGGACGGGACGATGACCGAAGCGCCTGTATTCTCAACCGTTACATAAGCAGTTGCGGCGCTAACTGGGTTAGGCACATACCCGTACAGGTTGGCAAAGGCCAACACGGAAGATGGCTGGGTGGCGGTGGGGAGAAACGCCTCAGTAGCGGCTCGGTCAATGTAATAGTGCATGACATCAGCCGCATACGCCCACAGATCAACCAAGGCCATGGTGAAGTCGGAAGGGTCACGGTCAGTCCAATCAGGGATGGACCGACTGGCCCGCTCCAAGAGAGACTCTCGGATGGTGGAGTAATCTCTATTCGTATAATCAAAAGTAGCCATTAGTTACCTCAGTCCTAACCGTTCTCTGTAAGTGTAACATCAAGAGTCCTAACAGCATTACTGCTCGGCAACCTATATTGTACGTTTACCTGCACCGACGACCATGCGTCACCCATGTAGGGCATGGCTTCCGGTTTAATCACGATGTCTACAATCTGGACGCCCGAAACTACCCTGCCGATCTCTGACAACACGGTGGCCCGGTAGTCAGCCCAAATCAGGTCACTGACCGGCTCAAATAGCATGTTGTAGGCGTTACCACCGTAGTTCGGGCGCATTACACGTTCGCCGTAGTTTGTAACCATAAAATTGACTATCTTTTGCTCTATTATCTTAAAATAGTCATATGTATCTGAAGTACTACCGTTAACATAATTAAACGGCATTTTTAGTGCGATCATAATGCGTACATCTCCTCCATGGGGTACGTTGACTGCCAAACGCTGTTGATCAAAACGGGGGGCGCAGGCTCAACGTAAGTTGACACGGGGTAAACCGTCTTACTTGAATCCTTAATAGCGTCACTAATCAAGCGGGCCTCAGTCAGCATGCGGTCGTGCGTAATGGTTTGGCAGACACTCTGGACATACCAGAGACCGTCAAACTTAGAACTAAAGTCTCCAACACGAACAACACCCCCGGGACTGACTCCGGCGATACCGATGGTGCTGACGTTCAACATGAACACATCACGGGCACGGCTCTGGCCACGAACAATGGCTTCTGCCAACTCAAGGGTTGAGGCGTTACTGTTCAGGACATCGGTACCGGTTTCTCCGTAGCGTTGACCAAACTCGGAGTCGGGGCGCTGGTAGGTGTCTGAGTAAAAGTTACCTTGCTCATTTAGTGAGTACAGAGACTTAAGATTAGACTTTTTAAACGGATCACCAAATTCGCCATTCAACTCCAGAATAGACCCCGGTAAGTTCATCTCTGCCGCGCCGCGGGCGTGCACATTAAGCATCGCATGATAAGAGATTTGGCGTGAGATGGATTTAGTCGGGTCCCACACATGGATATGCGTTCCGTGGACGCTGAAGTGTAGACCGTGCAACTCGCACACCTTTGTGAGCAAAGACCAATCAGTTTCACTGGCTTGAACCAGCCTCGGAAGAGTAACGCCAGTTGTGGGTACAGAGAATGTGAACTTGTGCTTTGTCGCAAGGTCCTTTACGACCTGCTCCAACGTGACAGCCTGCCACACGTTATTTTCTTTGTTAGACATCACTCGGGATGCACCGAGGCACACAAGGTTTAGTTTTTGGATGGTGTACCCGCCGATAACACCACCAGTCGTGGTGTACTCGGGCTCCACGCTAACAACATAGCCGTAAAAGGAATGACCATCGTCCCCTTGGTAGCACTTAATGCGTATACCACGATCAAGGTAATCGGTAACCAATGCCCCCGGAACTCCAGCCAAAGTAACCACGGCCATGTCATGGTGGTTTACCTCCAGATCAAGACGAACGCGAACGATGGAGTTTTCATAAATGTCAACTCCATCAATGATCACCTCAGTACTGGGTGAACTTGGCTCGTTCGTCCTAAAGATCATCGTTCAGGAATACGAATCGGTGTTCCCGCAGGAATACGGTCGGGAAATGGAACATGAGGATTTATGTCAGCGATCTCCCAGTACTGTTCGGGGTCACTAAAGTATTTGAACGCAAGGGAATCAAACGTCTCGCCTTCCCCCGCGATGATCGTTGAGTATGACCGTGGATTACGTTGCTTACGAAGTGCTTCAATGGCAACAGACCCCGTTGTGTTCGTTGGGGACTTTACATACCTAGACTTGCTTTTAAATATGATTGCCATAAAAATCCTAACGCTCTTGTGGAGGAATAACTGGGCTGTTTGAATCGCGTGCCGGACTGGTAGTGGGGACGGACAAGCGCGGCTTTACATACATGTTCTTTTTACGGTTCAGGCCATATTTAACAAGGCTACCCGTTGATCTAACTATATTTCCGTCAACGTCTTCAAAAGTCACCGAGACGTTTACTGTTGCATATACCTTGACTTCATCAACCGATTGCCCGTCCGGTATTGCACTAGCAAAGTATAAATTTCTTGCTAGGTTCTTAGCATCTTCGGAACCCATACCACCGTCTATAAGACCCATAAGAATTGTATTTGATACATTGGTAATCTGACTATTCTTTGTTGCCCCACTTCCACCGAGTGCCCCATTACGGATGAAGTCGCTGTATGAGGTAATAGCGGGGGCCGTGATAGGGCCTAATTCCAAAATTGTAACAGGGGAGGACTCACTAGGGTCAGCAAGGTCACGAGTCAGCACAATGGAGTCTATTTGATGCGTTATTGATCGCATGTTACCTTCTGCCATAAACTTGATAAAAGGTTGTGAAGATTGCGCGGCGTCATCCGCGTCCGTGTCTCTAAAGTTGTACGCGGTACGGAACCCAAATTGAACAACTATTGTGTTGAACGACAATACGTCATCTATATAGTAATTGTCGTTGTAAGAATGACCTAACGGATTACACCACTTTGCAGGATTATCATCGTTGTCCGTACCACATAGAAGTATCTCGTAGTCATTCTTAATGGAGTCAACCGCCACAAGTAGTTTGCGGAAAGACGGGTTTACAGGAGTAAGCGCTGGGGGAGCAGTTGGAGTCGTGATGTTGGGCTCATTGGCTTGCTCAAGAATCTCAGTGAGGAACGTCTTTTCACGAGCAAATCCGATGTAACGGGCCTCCATTTGTATCGCCAAAGTCGCAGTTACAGGGACCATGTTCCGAGAGAACTTGGTGAACAGCAAGTTCACACCCGTCACATACCCGTCAACCATGTACAACGACGAGAACACCACACGAACAGGGTTAGGAATCAAGAATGCGCGGTTAGATTCGGCACCCAAAGAAGTTAACCGTGTACGCACCTGCTCTATATCAAACCCCTCGGTAGAGTTTGTGTCCTCACCGTCACCCGCAATCTCTTTAACAACAGAACCAAGTGTCGTAGCACTTGCCCCGGGTTCGCTGTCATAAGTGACCACAAATGAGTGGGGCGTGACATTACTTACTTGACTAACAGTTGCCCCAGTGACATTAAATCCCACCGGAACACATCCAGAAATATTTATAGTCTGTCCGTTAGTGACAAAGTCTTTCGTAGCATGTTCAAACTTAACAGGAAACTTACCGTCATCTTCATCTAATACCTCTATTTTTGTGATGGCTGATGTCTCACTGTCGCCATCGGCATCAGAAGCCTGATTAGCAAATTGAATCTCGGCACGCTTAAGAGCCACCTCAACTGCTTCAGGGTCAACACCGACACCAATAACTTTGTCCAGCACGTTGATATCCGCCAACACACCAATTTCATAAGCGGATGCGGTGTCGCCGCCCAAGTCGTTTACATTTCGGGCGCGTAGAGCGTTATTTATACCGGCGTTAACTTCCGCTTGGCGATCCAACATAATTTCAAACGAGAAGTTTGCTTGGCCCGGTACTGGAAGGGTCAACTCACCCGGGGTTAGCAATAGAGGGTTAAGCATGTCGGTATTCATTGCCAAGTTACGCATAAGCGCTGGAGGGTTGAACTGAAAGAAGAAACGCCTATCTGCGTTGGTTACCCCAGCAATGCGGTTCAAGGAACGTATGAAGCCTTTTGTTTGACGATCAAAACTCGTGTTTGACTGCGACCCAATACCCAGTTTTTCTTGGTACCTACTAACACCGGGGTATAGGAAGGGCTCGTTGTCACGCTCTGAAGGTGTGAGTCCTCCTGCGCCAGCGATTCCGGTAAGGTTTTCTTCCGGAGGCAGATACCACTGATTGTCACGGTACCCAGTCATCAGTAACTCCTCATCAAGTAGCGTCGTGCTTCTTTTTCAAGCAACATGGTGAGTTGCTTTGCGGCCTTTTCATAATCAGCGGTTGGGTTATTTGTTGCTTGAATGTTGATAGTCGGGGCGATATTTATGGTAGTACCACCAACCACACTCATCTGCGAACCCCCACCGCCACCGTGGGAGGACGCAACACTCGGCACCATGGGGTCACCAGTTCTGTCGGCCTCACGAACAGTGGCCGCGGCGGCGGCAAGGTCCACACCACGGAACTGGGTACCATTCGGGCCCCATGGGTTCCAACCACGCCCATTGAACATCTCGCGGGCAATCCGGGAGTTGGTTGATGGATCGTATAGTGCCTCATTGTTAGGGATACCCCATGCCTTACGATTGGCCTCGGCACTCGTCTCGTTCGGGTTCATGTTGATCTGGAACAAGCCGTACGAGTCGTCACGACCACCGCGCAAGTAACTGTCGTTATGGGAGCGGGGGTTCCACCGAGATTCACGCCATGTCACACCCACAGCCTCGGTGAGTTGTGGGCCCCAGCCATTGGCACGAAGAATACTGATGAGGCTCTTCGGGTCCAGCGACTGACCGCCACCAATCAGGGGAGAAGCATTCTGCGTCATGGGGGTACGAGCCTTACGCCCCGCCGTCGCTCGTGCTGGGCCACCACCCGGGTTAGACAAACCGCTGAGGCGGTTGGCGTTGATGAACGAGTCAATCATTTCAGCCTGTGTCTGACCACGGAAAGCGGTGATTGTCAGACCACCACCGCCACCGTGCGCTCCGCTTTCCTCTGCGGCACCCCTTCGGCCTCGGCGTTCACCAAACTTGTCACCCGGCTTAAAATTGCCGTCAGTACCCCATGGCGATCCATTTTCTTCGTACTCACGACGAGAGTTAGGCAATTCCGAAGGCTGAACGTGGTAGTCCTCGCCGTTAACTGCGCCAAAGTGCTTTAGCCCGAACCTGTGGGCGTTTGCTTTCACCCATTCCATGTCACCCGTAAGGTCAGCCGCCAAACCGATCTCGTGCATTGATCGTCCGGGGGGAGCGGCGGGGTCACCGGAGGTGTGCTTGTAGTACTGTCCGTTCCATTGAATGTCAGTAACTTCATCGGTTGGGGTGTACCGCGACCGGAACAGATTCTCCTGCTCTGAAGCGCTTCGCCATCCTCCACCAAAACCAACTCGGCCACCAGAGGCGACTATCATGCGTGTTAGGCGATCACGCATCTGGGGGTGTAGTTTGCTGAACTTAGAATTACTCTTGATTTGATCAAGGGTTACTTGCTTACCACCACGAGACGGGAACGTCGTTCGTGCTGATGCGTTAGCCGGAGGTTGTGACGTCTCAGGCGGGTCACCTTGCTGTGAAACCCCAGTAACCAATGCGCCAGCACCCATGAGGAATGGAGCAAATGGCTGTCCACCGGGGATAAACGCCGCCGCCATACCGGCCGCAGATAGCGCAGGTCCAGCGAACTTGCCAACTGACCTAAGGAGACCTTTTTCGTTCTGGTATTTAATGTCCTGACCGATGATTCCAGAAAGTTTGTCTTCCAATGCCGCGAAGGCTTCGGTCAGGTTCTGCGTACGTCGCTCAAGGGCCGCAAAGTTGTCTTGCTGACGTCCGTAGAATCGTTCTTCACGGTTGACCTTGAAGGACTCCGTAACTTCTTGCTGAAGGGCGAAGTTATCTTGGATACCCATGATCTTGCGATGCTCTCTGTTCGCCGGATCATAGAGTTGGTTGCCGTTATCCTTACCGCCAACTTTGTCCTTAAACTGGGCGTTAGCCATGGCGTACTGGATGACTTGGTCCTGAATGTCACTACCAACACCCATGTAGGACAGGGTCGTACGGGTACGCGAACCCTGAACAAGGGCGCCTTCCAAGTCCTTACCCGAGCGGTCCAACAATCCCGAACTACGGGCAAGTTGCTGGATGACTTCCATGCTGGAGCGCTGACCGCCACCGGGCTTGTACAGGCTCATGCCGCTGGTCATAAGCATGCGGTTGGCGGTCTGGGCAGACCCCAACTCTGTGACCATCTGAGCACCCTGACCAGCGGTAATTGAGAATCCGCTGAGAACTCGCATTGCCTCTATGGACTTTGCCTGCTGTTGAGCGTTAATGCCGTACTGGGCCTGCATTCCCAACAGTTGGTTAGCACCACCCATGCCGAGAAGCATGTACTTCTGCGTTAGAGGCTTGCGAAACTCCTCACGGTATTCTTTATTACTGACTCCCATGATCTGCTGATACATGACAGCCATTTTGTCTGCCGAAGAAGAATACTCGTAACCGCGGGCAATACGGGCGTCAAGGCTCTTATCTATGGCACCAATGGCACCACCAACAGCACCACCAACGGCAGAAAACATATCCGCCTTACCCATGCCCATCATGCCGCCCATGCCGCCCATGAGCCCACCGCCGCCACCACCACCCATACCGCCACCTGAGCGGACGGCGTCCATGATGTAGGAAGTGCGCGTTGGGGTCGTGGCGTTACCCATGTTGGCGGTTACATGGCCCGCATTGGCTATACCGCCAGAGCCTGCGATACCACCGCCACCACCTGAGAAGGCGCCCTTGGCCCTGCTGATGCCTTGGGTTAGGCGCTCAGTAACACGAAGTTCTTGGTTAAGTGCTTTTACTTGGTTGACTACAGCCTTAATACCCTTAGCAGAAACGCCACCGGTAGAAGAGCCGGACACAGAGGCGAAGGGGTCTGCCCCACTCCCACCTCCTGTGATACTAGGTTCTGCCATAACGCGCCTCCGCTATAAGGGTTTCCACTTTGTCATATCCACCCAGTACCGTCTTTCTCGGGCAGACATTTGCTTTATTTCTGTAATTGTAAACCCATTATACGCGGAGGCTATAGAGTCGTAGTCCCAGTAAAGATTTTGAATGTTAACCAAATAGAAGTGAGACCCAATCAAGCATCAGCACTACGGGTTCTCCGCAATGGGCGCAAGGGGCGTTCACCTCCTGAGGCTCCGGACCAACCTTGGTTTCAAAGATGGCGTTAATAACCTTAGAGCGATCCCCGACAGACAGGTTCTTAGCCCACTGGAGGGGGTCACCAACTCGCGCATCCTTAACGAGGCACCGAGAGATCATCAATGTGTTCTGCTGGGGGCCGTTCAGGTTGGGTTGAGCAACACGCTTGCTGTCGTCGGCATTGGGGAGACGAAACTTGTAGGTTTCCCCATCTCGGAGAGTTACCTCAATAGGCTTGCGTGCCACCTCAGCCGTCCCCACAACGGGGAAGTCCTTCTCAATGTCAACCACCAAGTCATTGTCCTTACGACAATGGGGGCAGGTGACCTTGAACTCTCTAGTGCTACCGTATGTTGCCTTGATGATGGCCAAGAACAAGATGTCTCGGTCACCAATAACCAACTGGTCAATGATCTCCGGTGACTTCTTAATATCAATTTCACCGATTGATACCACTGCTCGCTTCAAAAGTTCCACGGAGTACGAGGCATATTGCAGACCTCCCGCGGGGTTCATGGAAGCCAAGAACTCCTCGTCCGTACCCGTCATCTCACGCACCACAGCGGTGTCTTGCCACCCCTCCACGCTCCTGTAGCCTGCGATCAGGGCCACCGAGAGGTTCGGGGGTGGGGCGATAGACGGCGGGGCGTCATCGTTCAACACGCGATCCAAGTTGTCAACAGTCATTTTGTTCTCCTATTTATTTATTTCAGGATTCCTTGAGCCAATCAATAGTAAAGCCTTCATGGTTCAACGTCATCTGCTGAATCATGATGGAACTACTACCAGCGTTAAGGTCACTCAGAGCATAACCTGCGGGCCATGCGTTGTAAATCGTGAACTTCAGACGAGCGTTACCCGGCTTGACAGCACCGTCCAAGTTAGACGGGCTGTAGGCGTAACCACCATTGGCGTTGCCGATAACCGCGGTGTTCGGGTGGTCGTACACCGTAACGGTGACGTCACAGCGGTAGTCGGTGGTGGTGCCGTTGGAGGTACCAGCGGCGCCCTGCGACCACGAGTGGATGAACCTCTGCCAGTTCCACAGTTGATCCTGCTTTTCAATCACACCACGGCTAAAGGTGATGGGGTTGAAGTCGGACTGGCCGACCATCTTATGCGGGTGGGTGTTCATACCACCCTCGCGGTACGGGATCATCTCGTTCGTCACCGACAAGCCGGTGACCACGGCAAAGCCGAGGTTACCGATGCCTTCCGTGGACTGGCGAAGTTCTTCGTCAATCGGAACAATATTGACCGTGAACTTAAAGTCCCTCAACGGGTCAGTTCGTGTCAACCGAGTCAGGTTGGGTGTTGCGGGCATAATTACTTCCTCCTAATTACAGGTTCTCAGCGGTGTTTGCGCCGCCGATCCATTGGCTGACATTGATAACGATGAACTCTGCCGGGTACAGCAAGGAGACGCCCACTTCAACATTCACCTGTCCAGCCGAGATGGAGGCGTTGGTGTTGTTGGTGTCGTCGCAGAGGATGTAGAACGCCTCGTCAGCCGTACGCCCACGGAGTCCACCGGAGCCCCAGAAGTCCGTCAGGAAACGATTCAGGCGAGCCTCAATCGTGCCCCACAAACGCTCATCGTTCGGCTCAAACACGGCAAACTGCGTCAGCGACTTCACCGAAGACTTGACGTAGTTCAACGAACGGCGGATCGGGACGTACTTGTCCGGGTAATTCTTCTTCAGGGTACGGGCACCGTTGATGCTGATGCCACCACCGGGGATCGCACGGAAGGTGTTCACACCCGCCTCATACAGAGTTCCGGCAACCGACTCCGTGTAGGGAGTTTCCAAGCCGATGGCGTTGGCGATCTGGACGCCAAAGCCAGCAGGGGCCTTAGCGACGGTGCGCTCACGCTCCATACGGGAGTAGATACCTGCAACAGCACCACCGGGGTAGCAGTTGCGGATAGCGCCGATTCCGGTCTTGGCCGGGTCCAGCATCTTCAACATCGGGTAGTACACGGCACCATAGCCCGTGGAGGTGCTGTAAGTTGAGGTGACCGCGGTGACGGCACCAGCGGTGGTTGCGCCTGCAACCGGATCAACAATCACAAACGAGTCGCCACGGGCCTCAGCCTTAGCCAAAGCCGCATTGACGACCGTGGCGTCGCTGATACCAACGACATTGATCATGATCGGCTCTTCAATGGACGCAAGTGCGTCCAAAGCGGCGGTGTATCCCGTGGGGAGAACCGTTCCTCCGTTGCTACCACCCGTGAAGTATGCACTGGTGGACAACGTGGTCCACGCCGCAACAGCGCTAGTTCCGGGGCTTGCCAGAACATTGGACACCGTGACGTATGCCGAGTACTCATTCAGGATCGTAGCCACATATCGGCTAGAGGTGGGGTCCAGCGACAACTCCGTCCACGACTCAACTTCCGAGCCGTTCAACGAAAGAACCAAGTTGAACGTGGGGTACACGGTTGAGGTGGGGGTAACAACGCCAGCCGTGGGCGTAGCCACCAGTCCGACATTGGCCACGCTGGCCGCACTGTTCGCCCAAGTTCCGGCGCTACGAGCACTCAAGGTAAAGGCAACAGAGGCCGCGGTGGCCGAGGCTCCGCTCGTAACAGGGTTGTACTCAATCGTGGCGTTGGTAGCGACCGCCGAACTGGCTCCGACAGCGCGGGTCACATAGCAAACACGACCACCGTTGGCGAAGTACGAGTAAACCGCGTAACCAAGGTCGTAAGCGTTAGTGATCTTTCCAAAGGTCTGCTGGTAAGCGGCCCAACTGTCAATCAGCGTCGGCGTAGTCGGACCACGCTCTGCCGTACCGATAAAAGCCGCGGTGCCCGTGCCATCACGGCGGGCAACAACGGACTGCATGGGTGATTCGCTTACATAAACGCCCGGGCGTGTATAAGGCATGGGATTCCTCCAATAAGTTAGATGATTACTGTTTCGTCATTCAGATTTTGGTCAATGTCAGTAATTGTACTACGAACCGTAGAAACGCGCCGCGATCCTACAAGATCAGATGTAATGATTTCTGCTGACATTTTCAGTGTGTAAACTTTTCTAAATATCCGTTTCCGGTAACCTGCCTCAGGGTCAAGAAGGTCGGCGGTAACCCAGTCCAGAAGGTCAAACCTTCGGATCGTGTTATCGGCGGGCACATCTATATAACCCCAGCGCATCCGCGCATATGAGTGTAGCATTTGCGCGGTAAGTTGTCTGTCGTGTAGTGCAGATCGGGTATAAGTAGACACCTGATATAGGATATCTACGGGTATAAATTCGTTGGCTTTAACAACTGGACCCATGCTGGCGTACTGGGTAAATCCAGACGCTTGGCTGGGCCAGTACTCCATGGCCATGGGGCCAGAGAACTGGGTTGAGGCGGCGGTGCTCGTAGAAGCGTAAATCGTCACCTCGGAATGCTGGCGCTCAGTTGCCTGAACGATGTCCAACATTTCAATCGTAATAAAGGGATAAATACGTTCCGTGTCGCCTTCTGGATAACGGAAGAACACCTGTACGGGGCGCGAACCGTTACGGTCATCCGAGACGGTCAAGCCACTAAACCGCGCCTTGACGGCGGCGTCTTCGGCAAGCAGGAAGCCGGTGGTGGTCACTTCAAGAACCTGCCCAGCGCCGAGTCAATCGCGGACTCAACCTTCTTAGCCGAGGAGAACTTCAACTTACGGATAGTTCCCTTAGCGGCCGCTGACGGTCCCCCGTACTCCAGTTCCTTAACCCGAGCGATCTGGTCAGGAGAACCCGAGAACTTGTAGTCAAACCCGCCCTTCTCAGACACGCTGACAGAGAGGTTATTTGCTACCTCAGACCACTCAGGATCATTAGCAAGGTACTGCTTGGTGCGCTCTTCTTCCTGTTCAACAGCCGCCATGACCGCACGGTAGATGTTGCTGTTGGCGCCCTTTTTGAGATCAGCGCCCATTCTGAGCAGGGCAAACGACTTATCAAAACTGATAAGGGAAGGGTTAGAAGATGAGGATATAGACGAATAATCAGCCGTCATACGGCACCTCCTCAGGTCTTCTAAGCAAATGTCCTTAGGGACGCGCATCCCTAATACAGGTATTCTACCCTAAATTTGCAATGGTTGCAGGCCAAGGATAGTTAGCGACGGCATATGAGGCTGGGCCTATATCGTTGACCATTTCCTGAGAGATGTAGGTCTCAATACCCTCAACCACCAGCATGACGTCATCCCGGGCGCGTCCACGGACTCGGTAGGACACCACGCTGAAGTACCGACCGTCATACAAGAACATGTCGTTCAGGCGGGGCTGGTACTCCCACGGAGCGGTTACTCCAGCCGCCCGGAAGTCGTCAAGAGAGGCTACAAAGTTGACCAACTGGACGGGCTGGCGACCTTCGGGGATAGCCCGCTTCTGGTCCTCAGACTCGGTGATCATGAGCACCGGGACGGTTACTCCAGCCTTGTACCGGCGCCCGCCAGCACCCCCAGTACCCTCGTCGTACACATCGTCGTACAAACTGGAGGCCGAGGCGCTCGTACCCAGAGGGACGAATTCAAACCACACAATGGATTCACCAGACTGCTTTTGATAGGACGCATAGTGCTTCCTAATCATGGAGAGTTCGCGCCGGACGTCCATGGCTATCAGTAGTACGCGATGTTAGAGAACGAACCGGTCGGGATTGCACCGTCTATAAGAACGTCAGTTCGCAGGTCCTCTTCCTTAACTTCCTTCTCAATAACACCCGGGTCAATGCTGGGCCACAGGCGTTCCGGAGGACTGTAGTCGCCCAGTTCGCGGGGACGGTACAGCGGGATGAGGTAGTTCGTGGTACGGGAAACACGACGAAGGGTGAAGACCTCCATACGGTCCAGACCAATATTGAGGGCCGTGGCGTGCTTCTTGTACTCCTCTTCCCACTGGGCCAAGAGGGATTGAACCATGCGGAAGCGCTGGCTAGCGGGGATGTGGATGGACTCTGAGGTCATCACATCAATGTCACGGCTGAACTCCGTCATAAGGGCCCACAGGCACTCTGTAATAGCCGCAATACCGATTGCGTTGATCACCACATCAGCCAGTTCCTCAATCGCTAAATCAAGGTTTACGAGGTGCTTTGCGACGGCCTTCTGCGTGTAAAAGTCAAGGTCATCAGGGGTAACCCACTCGTAGTAGTAACCCTCAACCAAGATCGTCAAAGAAGACGACACGGTGTTAGCCAACCGCAAAATACCGTTGCGTGAGTCAATCGTGTAGTCGGTAGTCGCCAGCGTAGACGCGGCGGTACCCGGCCCACCAACGACAGCCACCCACAAGGTGTCTGCGTCAATGTTGATATGGCCGAGTTCGTAGGTACGACCAACAACGGGAAAAGAAACTTGGAAGAACTTTGGGAAGTCTCTTAAGTAGTTTCTTGCGATTTTAGAAATATCGGAGATTGTCGCCATGAATCTCTATATTACTACTGATCGCCCGAGCCTGCTCCGGGAATAGTGTCCTGAGCGGGCTGATTTACAGCGGGCTGAGTTTCCCGAAGGCGATGCACCATAAAACCACGCTTAAGAATGATCTGTTCTGAGGTCCCCGCCTCAATCGGTTCAATCGGCGTGTCGCTCATAGCGCCTGAATGAACCACCGCATTTTCAGGTGGCTAGGTTGGGTGGGCACAGCAGTCACAGGGCTTGCACCAAAGTTGCTCTCAGTAACGGTGTGATTAGAAATAGAATGGTTACCGATTGTAACTGTGTGGGTGTGGGCCCCATTACCAACGGTGTCGGGAGCGGACTGGAAGAACACCGCACCCCCGGCCTCCGTAAGGTCACCCGCTTCTCCGGCAGTCGGAGGTCCCGGGTTAAGAGGGTTTGGATAGAACTCTTCATTGACGCCAAGGACATCCACATGAAAAGCGTCTGCGGTAGAGCCAGAACCGTGTGTGGAATCGGCATCGTCAACAACGTGAAACCCATTATGGTCGCTGGGTGGGCGATAAATAACCGCGCCGTTGTGAACATGGGCTACCGTGGCATGGGTGTGGTTAGGCTCGGTGCTCACAGTCGTTGAGTGCGTCAGCACGGCGTGGTTTGCAACTGCCACGCTGTGGTTGTGACGAGGAATGTTTGCCTCAACGAGGCTCACTGAGTTTGCTCCGCCAGCCGAGCCAAGGGACGAGGTAGCGCCCACAATCGTGCGGTCGTTGTTTAGATTGGGCAAAGTGAAGGTAGTTCCAACACTTGCGCCATAAGTAGTTCCCAACACAATGGCAAGTTGGGGGTAGTCACCGCTATCAAAGGTCTGACCATTACACGGGAGGCAGGTCGTCAAACCGCCCACGGTCGGGGGCAACGACGACCCCGGCCACGCAAAGATGGCGCCAATCGGAAGAATCATCTTCCGCAAAGAAGAAGCCGTAACCAACTCTTCCCAAGTGCTATTCAGGCGTGCGTAGGGCTTATTGTTTGTCGTGTCTACGACAATGTCGCCCACCTTGTCCTTAGCGTCAACAGACGGAGTTCCCGCAATGGTGTAGGTAACGGGGGAGTCAGCGAATATGCGCTTATCTACAATGTGTCCTGCGTCCAAGTCCACGCCAACAGAGCGGAATACCGACGCTAAAAGAACGTCAGTAGCCGGATCGTAATGATCCGTAGCGGAGAACGACTCCCCAGAGTTGAGAACCGTACGGCTCTTTGGCAGGGTGGGGTTACTAACATGGTCTACGCCAACAATGTGGGTGACTGCGGCGGTGGACCCCGACAGACGGACGACGATCAGGTCAAAGCGGTAATTAGTAGCGGCGCTAATTGTGATTGACGAGTTGGCAGTAAAGGTGTAGGGCTTACCACCAATAACTGCCACACCCGCCGAAACACTGGCCGCTGTGTTAGAGATATGCGAAACCACACCACCACTACGGATGTAGTTGAGGGGGTTTCCAAGGGCCTCAATATCTACCGAGTCGGGCTCGGCCTGATTGATGTTGGCGTACTTATTGGGCGATCCCGTAGAACCAGCATTCGGAATAATGTACGCCATGCGCTACCTCAGACGGTGTCGTAAATGTTGGAGTGACGAACGAGGTAGTCGTACAGATCGCGGGGGATGCGGTAACGCTTACCATCTTCAAAATCGTAGGTCGCACGGCCCCAGAACATCTTCCATGTTCCTTTAACACGAGCCGTAACGAGGTTGTCCTGCACGGGGGCAGACTTCGGGGCAGAGACCACGGGGGTCTCTTCGCTGACTTCCACCACATCCGCGGTGTCGTCAAGTTCGGCAAAAGCCGGGTTCTTTTTGTTGGTTGCCATGTGTTTTCTCCTTGTTGTTTGGTATTTAGATTATCAGCGGTGAGGGCCAAAGGCCCCCACCGCCGACATCTCTTCTGAACCTAAGTTCAGGAAATCGCACCACCGAGGGTGTTGAGGATCACGCGGCTCTCGTGAGTGATGACTCCGAAGCCCCAGATCGCGTACCACGCCAGACCGTGCTCACGACCGAAGTCAATGACACCACCGTCGCGGAGTTCAACCGGGAGGGCGATGGCGTGACCGAAGGCGTTGTCACCGATCATGATGGCGTTGTAAGCGTCAGCGTTCTCTTGGAAGCCAGCCGCCGAGGCCGAGTCAAGGGTCGCACCGAGGTCGTACAGCGACGAGGAAGCCGCGGTGGCGTCCAAGCCCTTCTTGACCTGAGTGGTCTCAATGAACACCACATCGTACAGACGGCCGATTTCACCGAGCATGAAGTTGCCGGGGGCGGCGTACTTCGTGACCTCAATGAACTCCGGCCAGTCACGGAGCGAGCGGCTCTGCGACGGGTGCACGAAGCACACATAGGTGTCACCCAAGCGCGGGATGTTCTGACCAGCGAGCACCTCCACGGCGTCCTTGATGGACGCGGGGCTGAGGTAGCCGGGGGCCGAAGCGGTGCCGAGGGTACCAGCGTCGTAGGGGCTGATGGCGCCACGAGCCGAAGCCGCGGTGCGACCGAACACGACGCTCGGAGCCACAGCCGACCCGCCGCCGAACGGCACGCCAGCCTTGTACAGGGTGTTACGAGCCTGAATGTCCATGCTCTGAGCCATGTGACGGCCGAGGAGGCGCGACGACGAGGCCATGACGTCGTCAAACGACGCATTGAGCAGGAGTTCAGTCACGGCAACAGCCTGACCATGCTCAGACACGGTGATCTGAATCTGGCTAGCCGACAGCGAGGTGGGCTCCATACGAACACCTTCGGTAAGGGTCGCGCCGGAGTCCTCGTTGACGCTGAGGTTGTTGTAGCGCATGAAGTTGATGGTCAGACCGGGCATGACGCCGAGTTCGGTCTTCTTCACGGCGAACTGCTCAAAGCGAAGCACGGGCATCGCCTGAAACAGAATCTCCTTGGACCAGATTTGCTGGATTGCGGGTGAGAGGGTAGCGTCGCTGGAGTAGCCGGTCGTGGTAATGGAACCGAGGTTTGCTCCGGTGATCGCACCCCCTACAGGGGCGGGAAGGGCCATGTGAATATCCTCCGGGATAAGTTGTTGTTGTTGGGTTGGTTAGAAGCGTCCTCGGGTTCCCCGAGCCGCTTGCATGAGCCGTTCACGCATTTTCATGTACTGATCCATCGGCATATTGCGGATGTCATCCGCAGAAAGCGTCTGGTATTCCGATTGGTTTTCCATTGGCCCAGTCGGGGGCGCAGTTACCTGCGGTCCCCGCAGACGACTTTGGGAAGTCGCCTGTTGGATTGATTCAATTATAGCATTACTGCGCTCACGGAGCACAGCAATACTATTATCAATATCTTCTTCACTATTTCCCGAAATCAAATCACGGAGTTCGGGGATAATAGTCTCTTGCTCTTCCGCCATACGACGCTGGCGGTAAGAATCAATCTGCTGGATGCGACGCTCCTTTTCAAGGAGGGCTTCCTGCGCTTGGCGCTGGCGCTCAATGTCTTCAAACTTGGCACGCCATTCCTGCTCAACCTGATTGATGCGCTGATTGAACTCGTCCTCACGCTTGGAGAGAAGTTCCTTGGCGCTCAATTCCTCGGCTTCACGCTGACGGAGGATTTCCGCCTCAGCACGGGCTCGTTCTGCGGCCTCTTGACGGGCCGACTCGCGCTCCTGAGAGATGACAGACAACTGCTCTTCAAGGCTACGGACACGACCGTCAGCGTCTTCAACACGCTTGTACAGTTTGTCCTTCTCCTGACGGCGAATTGCTTCAACCTCGGATTCGGTGAAAACACGGCCTTCCGAGCGGGTCGGGGCTGTTTCCTGAGTGTCGTTGGATACCGGGATCATGATCCCGTCACCGTCCTGAATATTCATTTCTTTTACCTCTTGCTTGTTGGGCTTTTACTGACTGTTTTGGGATAACGAGTTTATTCTTCGTTTGGCACACGGCGCTGGGCGAACCTTGCTCCGTATGCTCTTTGAATTATGTTGTTAATCATCTGTCCTTCGGCTTCACCGATGCCGGGTAGTGGCCCAGCACCTGCTTCACCTCCAGCAGATACTACACTACTTTCTCCCTCTTGTCCGGGGATAATACCGGTAGTTAGCATTACGGCTTGCTGAATCTGTGCGCGTAGCATATCCAGCGCACCTTGGTCAATAGCATCATCACGAAGTTCCTCAAAGATTTCAAGCATTTTCTCGTTCGGGAACTCTTCGCCAAGAATCTTGAGAGCACCGCGCTTGGATTCCAAGCCGAGACCCAGTTTGGCCTGAACTTCGTTAAGTTTGATAAGAACATCCACCGGGAGAGGCTCCGGCCAATGGATTTGCGTCTGGTAGACCACGGGATCGGCGGGGTCAAGAACCAACGCTTGATCGGGCTCGGGAGGTGCCGCCACCCCGGGATTAAACTGGAGCATTTGGGGCTCAAATACCGCGCATGTACGGATGATGATCTCATTAACCTTCTCCAGACCCTTAGTGAAATGAATCTTCTTCTGGTTATACCGATTCATCATGGGCTGGTACTGAATAGCCAAAGCGACACCCGAGGTGTTGGACACCGGCTGGAACTGCCCCAAGGCGGTCTCCGGAACACCTGTGATCTCATGCATTGCACGCTTAATGAACTGGATGTATTCAAGGGCTCCAGCCATCTCACCGCGGGATTCCAAGTTGTACACCGAGGCGTCCTTCGGAAGACCCGCCCACACCTTCTTGGGTCCGCGCTCCAACTGGCTGGCCTTGGCGCCGGTAATGATCGTCACCGGGGCGGCGTGGTAGTTGATGATGTCCGAAACCTCGGTCATCTTCTCGTTGAGTTCACGGTTGAGGGAGATGATGTCCCAAATGTCTGACTGGCCCCACGGCGACGAGGAGATCGTCATGTTAGGGATATGCACAATCGGAATAAGACCAATGGCGTTGGGGTACTGGTCAATCAGTTCATCGTTGATGTACTGCTCCACCGACTCGTCGGTAAGGATTTCCGTGAAGGTGTAGACCTGCCGAGTACCCTCGGGGCTGGTTCCCCAAAAGCGATACTTCAGTTTGAATCGCAGGATGCGGTCACGGTCGTGGGGGTGGTACTCAGGGAAACAGTGTGCGGGGTTAAGCGGGATGATACGAACGCGCCCCGGATGGCCGATACCAGCCGGATCAACGTAGGGCTCTTCGTAGGCGACCTTGACGAAGCAGTCACCGGCAACGCCAGCCAACTGGCCCATTTCCCACAGCACATAGTGCTTAGAGTTATGGTTCTCCCAAACCTCATGGAGCATGTGGGGGATGATCGCGGCGTTCTGTTCCGGAACCTTGAACTGAATACCCTTACCAAAACAGAAGTTGGTGATGTAGTCCGACATGGTTCGGACATAGTTCATGGTGATGTTCTGTTCGCCCATCTCACGGCGGTACGACCAGTGGTGGCCAAGGTACCAAGCCCAGCACGAGGCATAACGGTTCAAGCGAGGGCCATGAACCTCAAACTCCTCATCGGCTAGTTCAACCAAGCCAAGAGGGGAGATAGCGACCGTTAGGTCACTGGACGAGGCTCTATAAGATGGCGACCAAAAATCAACAGGCATTCAGTATTAGTCCTTAGTTAGGCCCAGTTCGTCAGCAATAATTCCGGCTTCTACGCCAATCATTTCATCACGACTTGGGGTAATGGCCACACGGCGCTTTGCGACACCAGCAGAGTCCACGGCAAACTTCTGCTCCACCTTCGGGCTGGTGCCCTCATGCCAAAACTGGTCGGGGTGCAGGTGCTTAGGGATATTGACATCTTGAATGTACGGATTCTTGGCGTTGGGCCCAAGCATGCCGATTGCTTCCTGTCGGCTCTGCGCCCCAATGTGCATAGCGGCTTCAAGCCCAGAAGCGGTCAGGGGCAGGGAAACTGAAGTGTCCTGCTGAACAACGCCACTGCTCGGGTCGTGCCACCCACCTTGGATCATGTTGACACCGGGGGTACCAAGGACCTCGGCATTGGCACGGTTAAACGCAAGCAACTGCGCGGGAGCGGGCTCTCGGGGGTCTATGGCGACTTCAGCACCACGGCCTGCCTCAGGAGCGTACCCAACCGAAAATACGCTACGAGCGGGACGACCGGCGCCACGACCAGAGGTACGAATGGAGAAGCCCTCACCGGGTTGCTGGGGGCCGTACGCGGTAACCTCGGCTTCCGACAACTCTCCTCGGCGGAGACCCGCTCGCTTACCTCGTGCCTTGCGTCGTGCCATTACCGGCCCCCGATCTTCCTCGTTTTAATGGGAGTAATGGACTTAATCATACCACGAGGAATGTGCATAGGATTTGAGCATATTAATGCACCATCCTCGTCATAGTAATACGAGGAGTAGAGAGTCAGGTACTTCTCATCGTCGTTGTTCAGCAACCACCCAATGGTGATTGGGTCAACGATAAAGGGGCGGTACTTATCGGGGTACACCCAACCACCGGGACCGTCAAAAGCGTCATCCCAGACCACCATGACTGCCTTGATCTTGTTCTTTCTTGACATGGCGATCCCCTTATTACGGCTGATAAACCCTACCACGGAAAAAGGCGCTCGTATTATGGATCGGGACCTGCTCATACCAGAACTGGCCTTCGCCTTCCTCGTAAGTGACCACACCGAGGCCCTGTTGCCAGTCCTCTACGATGCTCAGGGGGCGCCCATCCAAGTCAATTCCGCCCTTGGTGCTGGGTACAGCACCGTCACAACGGGCTAGCGTCCCCGGTGACGCCGCCATGACGGTCTTTGCACCGTCCCAGTCCTGCCGGGTCTTTTCGCACCACTCACGGCGATGTATGTGCCCGTAGATGACGGAGACTTTGCTGTCGTTGAGGTAGGCGTGAGCGGTTGAACCGTTAGACCGCACTTTGTTGCCATGAATGACTTTAAGCCTTTGGTTAATCCAGACCTGTCCAGCCGGATAGCCAGCCACATAGTTAACCCCGTAATCATCAAAACGACATAGATAAGGAACGCTAAGCACAGGCCAAGAATCTGGAGTGTTACCCTTCCGAATGCCGAACGAGGCTTTTGCGTTGTCAAGAAGGAAGTTACTAAGGCGTTCCTCATGGTTACCTGAAATCCAATCTATTTCTGCGTTCGGTGCCGCCGCCCGAACTTCCGCGCAGAGCGTGGTTGCTCGGTCAATTGAGGCTTGGGTTGTGAGAGCGTAGGCACTAGATAGCCGGTACTTTCCAAACTCGGGGAAATCCAGATTATCTCCGACCATGACGACTCTATCGGGGTTAAGTTTTCGGGTAATTGCCAAAGCAATGGCAAGCGCTTCTTCGTCATGCGTAGGCTCCAGTCCGTTGGGTCCCCGATAATAGCCGATCTGCATGTCGGGGAGAATGACCGCCGTCTTGTAGCCATCGGTGTCTTTGGCGGTGGCCTTACGAGCGGGCAACTTGATTGCGGGTCCGGGCTGTACCACCGGCCACTCGGGGCCGTCAGCCCACTTGGGGTTGAACTGGATGCCCATGAGGTCGTGGACCTCGGCCTGACCAACGTCATTCTTGATCATGCTCTGGTAGAGGGAGACCCGCTTGATAGAGCCCACCTCGTCAACGTCAATGTTGTTTCGGTTCAACAACTCGGCAATCTTGCCGAGAGTCACCTTTGACGGCGGTGTGTTGAGGTCATCGCTGAGACTTGTCACAACTGCACTTCCCTTTTATGTGTCGCTCAATCGTGCTTCTGCTGATTGAGTGCCCGTGATTGTTTAGCACTTTCTCTAGCCATGCTGACGAATACACCTTAGACCTACCGCGACCAGTGTCTGCCGCAATACGGTCAAGAGATGCATCAAGCGTGACCCTGTCTTCGTCACTAAGACTTCCGCGTAGAGTCGCAATAGCGCAACCCCAGTTCACGGGCGTACGCGAGAGTAACTCCTTACTTAACTCGCTCAACTTTCTGCTCCTTATGGTAAGACTTCTTCTGAATGCTCTCAAGCACTGACAGTAACCGTAGCACTTCCTGCTCCTCTTGATAGCCTCTGGGGGCAATTCGTGTCAAGTATGTTCCAAGCAGTTCTGCATCTCCGGGGTGCATTTGTCTCTCCTTATATCGTTGGGAAGGAGAGGTTATCAGAG